GATGAGCCGACATATCAATATATAGGTGGAAAAGATTCTTATATCAATATATCAATGACTGTTTTTGGCGAAAGAGAGCTTTATAAGATTAGGGCAATCTTTGATCATATTAACTCCTTAGCTAGGCTTGAGCACTCAACTGGTGTTATTGGTTTCTTGGGAATGAAAAATGTTATTACCGCATTGTGCGGAATTAAATATGTTATTCCTTTAAATTTTAAAGTTGATACCATACCAAATTATCCACATGTATACAATGTGCAATTGAGTTTTGTTGACTTTGATATATTCCAGCAGCAAAGAGAAAAGCTTTCATCAAAACAACAAAGTGATTTTATTGAACATTTTGGTTCAAAGAGAAATCCATTTCTAAGAATCAAACAGCTATGGGGAGCGTTTAATGCCTATCCTGACATGCCACTAGAGGTTCGGGATCAGAATGATGAAATCGTTGGAAACTTAGATCCAGATTTTTATTTCAGAAGCTTTGAAATGTTCGATAAAGATGTTATTAATAACTTCATTTACCAACCAGATATAACAAAAGAATTCAAATTTGATTACAGTGATGATTGGGCAAAGCTCGGGGATGCTCGCGCTATAGAGATCAGAAAAAATCAAGTTAAAAATAGAATTACAGATTTCCTTAGACGCTACGCCTATAGGGATGTTGGAAGCGAACCATTTGCCGCAGCCCAAAGAGCTAGCAATAATCAGACATTAATAAATGAAATTATTAGCTACGTTAACAGTAGCGGTATAAGTGTTCATAATTTTGTTTCTTTGTTTCAAGAAGTTATACAAGCTCAAACTTCTGAATTTGAAACTTCAGAAAAACAAGGCCTATTAACTGACTATATCTTTATTGCAGCGCAATCTACAGAAGATAGTCCAGTATTTGAAGAAATTGCTGGAGCAGGCTATTCTGTTGGCGATCTAAAATATTCAGGCGCAGAAACTTTAAATCTAATTAAAGAAGTTTTGTCAGATTCACACTTGGCAAATGAAACAGAAGTTAGCTTTAATCCAGATGAAGTAGACTTCCATAAAGTCATATACATGATTCCGGCAACTAATCCTCAGGAATCTGGATCAGAATCAGATGTACCTGCAATGATGCAGTCGGCATTGGGTACCCATTTTGGTTATATCAATAAAGATAATGGAAGATTCTATCTAACAGTCGATGGCTCAAATGTTCACATAGATGATAACGGGGATAAGAGACTGGCAGAAAATCATGTAGAAGATACACAAACTCCAGATAGGGGTTGCACAAATACGCTTACTGGAGTTGAGGGTGTGCAGTCTCTAGATAAATATCAAAAAGCTTATGATGGATCCTTTGGTGGCCACATACAGAAGATGATGAATGATGTTCAGTATCGAGATATTTCTGGAAGAATGATTAGAGCATTTCCCACCTACATGCTGTGGCTAATTGACGAAGGTGGCTTCTTTGCTGGAGTTAAGCTGTTTGACAATTTTTATGGAATGCAATCTATAGTAGACTTTTCTGTTGTATCTTCAGAGGATCTTCTAGGGGACACGTTAATATTTAGAGTATCCAACATGTATTCAAAGTTGACCACTCGTCCTTCTACAGAAATATTTAATTCTAGAGACAATCAACCAAGCGATGCGCCAATAGATTTTACTCAGGGCATTGAATCCATCTTGGATAGAACTTTGAATATAGCTAAAAATATTGTTTCTGGAATGAGAAACGATTATGTAATTGATATTAATAATATTAGACTAAAGCCTGGTGTTCGTGTTCATTTAAGAGTCGGATATGGAGCAAATCCAAATTCTCTACAAACAGTTTTCAATGGCGTCATAACAAATGTTGAGCAGGGAGAAATTGTAACAGTTACTGCGCAGTCTGATGCTATTGAGCTTGGCGCAATAGTTAACTCTACAAACAAAAAAGGCGACACTGGAAAAATAGATGGTGGAATAGATACGGGAATGTATCTTTCTGAGCCTAGAGATCTTATGGTGAGACTTCTTTCTATGGGTGCGTCAAGATTTAGAGAAGCTTTTGCTAGAGCCACAAATGGAACTGTTTTTTCTGAAAATAGATTTGGAATTCGTCATTTTGGTTCAACGTTATATGAACCATTAAGCGAATCTGAAAGAGCAAGAGCTGATGGAATTAGAAATGTAGTTGCTAGTGTTTACTCTAACCTTGGACAGGGTGACGTAGGCGGTGCCGCTAATGCGGCATCATTTAAGTTAGCTACAAATGTTTTCACAAACAACCCTGTTAGTACATTTTTCGGAGATGGAAGAATTATGACAAGCATGGGGCAACTCATGTCAAACTTCTGTGCCGAAGTAGACTTGGAAATATTTAAGAGAAATATTTATCCTGGAAATGGAACAGGTTTTGCCCAATTCCTAGGTGGAGATATAGATGATGGATGGCTTACTGCATCCTCTCTTGTCGAACAGGATGACAAGAAATTAAAGGGACAGGGGTACCTTGAAAGAGGTGTCGATAGATCGTGGAATCGACTTATAGTTGAAGCTCAAAATGAGTCTGTTTCAGCGAGGACGGCCATAGGAACAATGACAGCTGGCAACAAGCTTGTAGCTGCTGAAGGTAGGGCTAACGCTACAAAAAATATACTTATGGGTGGCTTAGCTGGTTCTATTGGATTGATACCTGGAGTAAGTTTTGCTGCTGGAGCAGGAATTTCTGGGGGAGGTCTTTTTGGAATTCTCAGAGGAAGAGGCGGAACAAACTTCTTTAGGTTAATGGGAATTATCGCACCAAATGCTGACGACGACCTACCTGGTTTTGATGAGGTTTCATTTAGAGCGCAAACATACATGAGAACTGTTTGGGATCTTTTCCAAGTTTGTGCCCGATTGCTTCCAAACTATATTGTTGCAATTAGACCATTTGAAGATAGATCTACAATTTTTTATGGTAAACCGCACTGGCTTTATACTTCTGGAGTTGTTCCTGTGACTACGGGATTTCCTAGTACAGAAAGAGGGTCTGAATTAAGTTTGCCAGGCTATCCAAAGTATCGTTCCCCGGACGAAGACATTCAAAATATCATGAATAACATCAATAAATCTAGTAACACGCTAGCTGACTATGAGGCGTTCAAGAGATCTAATGAACTCTCTGATACAATGGCCAGTCTTGCGAGTGACCAGTTAAATGCTGAAGGCGTCTATAAGCCTACGGCATTTTTGAAAGAAAAAATCATTAACTTTAACTCACCGTTAGCTGCAACATTTTCTGAAACACAGCAAGATGGTTCAACTAAAATAGTTGCAAAACTACCAACGGTTGTTGGATTAACAAGAGTTGGTTTCCACCTTCCTGTTGGAGATCCCACAACAACAATAGCTCAGGCAGGCGATAATCACGCCCAATTAGACAATCTTCCACCAAGATTTAGGTACCCATTCTATACTATAAATGAAACAGTAATATTAGACGCGACATCATATACCGTTAGAGACGGTGGGGTCTTCGAGAACGCTGCAAGTCACTTCAAGGATATTGGAAAATCTGGAAGAAAGTTTTTGGCAAATGAAGGCGAAGTGCCCATGGACGCCGAAGAATTTGAGGGATTTGTCAATGAGGCTATGGCAGAAGACAGACGATCTTTCGGTGGTGCAACATTTATGGCAAATATGTTCACCCTACTTCAGTATGAAAGCAAATTCATTTTAAATAATGAACTAACGCTAGTGCCGTCTTCTGGAATATTGGAATTAGATCGTCCTCTAGGCTTCTCAACTTTTATAGACAATATGGTTGATGTGGATGGTTTGTCATTTATTGGCGGAGCAACATCGACATATGTAAGAATGCCCTTGCCATCAGTTTACGCAAATAGACCTAGCATATCTCTTGATCAAGCTGCTCTTTCTCAATATTCTGTAACTTCTTCTGAAGCGCAAAGAAATGCAGATGATTATTCTTTCGAGTATGAATTGGCAAACCAAATATCATATGAAGAATGGGGTTCACCCGGTGACCTACCGGCTTCTCAGCAAACAGCTGCTGAAGCAGAACAATTCTACATAGCGATGAGATGGCCATATAATCCTGGCAGTGATGATATCAATGTTTCTGACGAGGCCATACAAAAGTTTAAAGAAAAATATAATTTTACAGATTTGTATGGAACAGCACAAGATTATAAAAATAGAAAAGTCTTAGTAGTTAGCCCTAGAACTAATAGAGCTGTTGTATGCGCTCCGGCATACTTCCTTTGGGGCGAAGATGATGATGACACAGCAGCTGTTGTTTCACCCGACGCCGCCTGGTATTTGGGCAACTTTGTATCTAAAGACCTAAGTTTTAAATTGTCAGCTGATGAAGAGGAAACAAGTATATTAGATCAGCTTCCGTCATGGATTAACACTACACTAAGCGCAGTACAGGCTGTTGGTGATTTTGGAAATAATTTGATAGGTTACGCCGGTAAAGTTTTAAGCTTTACCAGCGGTGCCGGCATTATAGGAAGTAAGATAGCTAACAGATTAGGTGTATCTATTTTTGGCAACGAAGATGAGCTAAATTATGAAAATGAAAGTGGCTTATCTATCAACCCGCAACCAGTAGAGTGCCTTTTTGCCTTTGTTCCAGATGATGTTCCTGTAGGCGTTTTATCTTCTTCTGCAGCTCCTATTAAAAAGTTTAGAGCAAAAGACGGTCCTTCAATGGCCGATAGTATGATTCTTGGGTTTGGCAATTATACAATGACAGAAGATGGTCAGCTTTCTGAGTTGACTGCAAGAAAAGCCAATGCTCAAGATCTTAGAAATGAATTAGGGGGAGGTATCAGCTCAAGATTTGTGGTTTACGACAAAGACTTAGTGGATCCACCAAACATATTCTCAGAATGGGTTCCAGTAAATGCCGAGATCTCTTCTAGTAGATTTGATTTTGGCGGCAATGCGTTAGCTGTACCAGATGGAAGAGACAAACCATTCTCTGGTTATTTTAATACTTTATTAGAAGTATCTAGCTTTAGTAATACTTCGAATATTGATCAGTCTGGTTTTACTGGCGAAGTTGCCGATATGATTGGCGATAGTTCTTTGTCTAGACAGTATTTGTATTCTATTTTAGATGAAGAATTAGCAACAACTGGAGATGTAGATTCTGCCAAAGGAAGAGCTGCATTCTTAAGTGTGTATGATCCATTGGATTCCGTTGGAGTAGAAGCTAGATCTTATTATGACGAAAACTTTGACCCTAATGTTTCGGTCATAGCTGGTGATGGAAGAAATCTTAGTGAGGCAAATGATATATGGGATCAATTCAGATTTGGATATCACACATATGATAGCGTTAAGAGAATATTTGCAAAAGTTTACGGAATGGATCCAGAGTCCATTGATCCTTTCCCAGAAGAGTTTTCTAGAATATTAGGATCTTCTATTGAGGATAGCTTTAAAAACTTTGAGGATTCTAACATCCCAATTGCTGGACTGGCTGATACCGAAAATACAGCTGTCGATGAATTAGCAATCCTGCTGGGCGCTGACTATTTTAATATTCCGAATAATCCACAACTAGGTGGACAAGGCGTTCCCATAACTAATGGAATTGAAAGAAGAAAAGCAGTAGAGTTTATAAGAAAAAATTATATAGATTTAATAGCCGCAGAAAATGAGTCAGACGCCGGAATCATTCAATACTTTAACTCAACAATTGCTGATGCACTTAATGGTATTAGGGAGAACTTTTTTGACTCTCCAGTAATTAATACAATTCTTGAATACGCATTAGATAATTCTGAAAAACCAGAAGAAGCTATCGCTTTAAATGAAAAAGTTAAAACTCCAAAACAGCTTTTTCTTTTAATGGTTGGTTTATTTAGGCAAAAGCTTTGGACTTCAGCGTATGGCAGAGCATGGCTAGTTTTGAAACCTAATCGTAAAAGAGGCTTAATCACGAGTGGAGGTGGAGGAGCTGATGGACAGTGGTCATTTAAGCCTATCGATAGAATATTTGAGGCTTTCATAAATCCATACAGCCAGTATGCTAAGGATGACAATAAGTTCCTTCAATTATTGGTTTCAACAAAATCCGAGGGAACTGGTGCTACGACATTTATTTCTGGAACACTTGAAGATATTGGTAATTTCTACGATAGAAATATCGGACCAATTATGACCGCAATAGGTGACGGTCTTTCTGGTCTTCTTGGAATGTTCAAGCTTTCCATGATGCAAATGGGTTATGCCATCTCAGAGGTTGGCAATTTTAGCAAGCAAGCACATATTTTAAACAAAGTTCTGAATGACTCTATTTACTATTCATTAGGAAGAGAGGGCACCTTATTAAGGGCTGTTGATAATCCGTTTACTCGCGAATATGGCGAACCCGTATTGGAAATCAGACAGCCCTTCCAAAGAATCCATTATCTAAGTTCATTTTCTCATATTATATCAAATCAGATTCAGGAGAATTTGAATGGTGTGTCAACCGTAGTTACTGCAGTTTCAGATGGCAAATATCCAATTACAGTAGCTTTAGATAAAGGTGCTCCAGCAGAGCGTCAGACTGAAAAAACTGTTGAAACAGGCTTGTATTATGATAATTTTGTGGGATCAGGTTTCCTCGGCGTACTTCATCCGATCATGCATCCAATGGAAACGATTAGGGGAATTGCAAAAAATGTTCAAGGAACACCTGATGAACTTTCTGCAAAAAGAATAGCCTTAGCTCACTTGAAGGAGTCCATCAAAGATATATATGGTGGAGAGCTTATAGTTATAGGTAATGCAGATATTCGTCCGCATGACTTGGTTTATTTGTCGGATGTTTACGAAAGAATGTATGGAATTTTTGAGGTAGAGCAAGTTGTCCATCATTTTACTCCCGAAATGGGATACATTACATCAATTACTCCGAATGCGCTTGTGACCGTAAATGATCCCGCTAGATGGTTCTTGACTTCTTGGATCAACTCTTGGTTCACTGTGCAAAATCTTAGAAATGATACACGTTTCTATATGGATAATATAATGGCCTCAAATACTGGAATAAATGTAGGAGGAAATATATCTATAGATGGACTATCAGACGCTCTAAGTCCACAAATGATTGGCGGTCTGCAGTTTACTCACGGATCTACGGCTTTAGTTAAAGATGTAATGGCAAATCAAACTGCTACGACTCTTCCAAAAAGAGCAGAAGCTGTCATTCAACAATATGGTTCTTCTGCAAGTAGAACAGTTTTTCAGGGAATGACAACGGCGCTAACTGGTGGCGTAGGTGTTGCCGCTGCGGCGGCGGGAGCTGGAGCAACTGGTGCAGCTGGTTTCGGAATTGCTTTGTCTGTACCGATAGTTGGCCAATTGGCATGGAAGGGATGGAAATGGATTAGGGATAATGTGCTAGATCAACACGGCTGCTATGTTCAATATCTAAATAAGAATGGTCAACCAATGGATGCGGGTCTATCCTACAATCAGGGAATGGTCGTCGGCAAGCATCACTCTAAAGTGTTGCTACCTGGACTTCTTGGCGCAAGAACTAAGGTTAGAACTCCAGAAGGAAACATTTACGTTAGAAGTGATGATCTTCTTAAGAGTCTTGGCTGGCAAGAAAAGCAGATAACAGATCTAGTTAGATACATAGACTATGAAAACGCTCTTGTTCATGCAAGGGTGTTGCAGTTGAGTGGCTTGGGGCCAGATAGAACTGATTTACAGCCATCATTATTTAGCGTTATCGCCAAGATAACTAAATTCAAAGACGGTGACACGTTTGATGTAGAAGATGTTATCTCTGGTGCAACATTTACTGTAAGATTTGATGGCATAAACTCAGGTGAAACAAATACATTTACCGTTACCTCAAATGATGGTGATCTAGGAGTAAGTTATAGCGATTCTTCGACTCCTTCAACAACAATGACATCAATTACTACTCCTGGAGGTAAAGCCAAAATATTTGTTCAGTCTAAATTGGAAAATAGATTGGTTGTTTTAAGAATAAGAATAAGCAACGCTGCGTCCAGCTCTGTTATATCTGAGTCAGATTTTGAAGCTGGCGCTGAACAAAATACTGTAGCTAATTACACTAAAGATGTTACAGACTCAAAGAGAACTCTTGGGACAGTGTGGTATTACCAGCCAGAGTCGATAGTTCAGTCGGCAAAGGACTTTGTAGAAAACTGCTTTATAGGAAACCAAACTGGTGCTGGAGCCGAGCAAAAAATTAAGGATTCTTTCTTTAATTCAATATATCAAGATTCTCCCCTTTTCGTCAAAAAAGAATCTATATTGAGCGCATTGTCCGTATTAGGTTTAGTTTATACTGCTCCAATATCCGTTTTACTTGATACGAGTGTTAGATATGGGTTAACAAATGAGCAGACAAATAAACTATATAATGACTTAGTTCAATATAAAGTTCTAGAAGCTACTTACAATAAGACAAGAGAGTGGCCTACTATATTCTGGGACGAGTATTATGAAGACGGACATGCAGTTACCTTGAACTGGGAACTCGTAACAAATAATCTCGCTACAGTATACGCAAAGCAGCTACAAATAGAAGGCGATGCGGTGATTAGTGCAGAGGAATCGGCTTTGATTCCTAGAAGAATCGGTAGTTAAGGATAAATTATGTCTTTTAGTATAAATGCGCAATCTCTTTCTGATAGTGCCTCTTTTGCAAAAACAATACATGGTGATTTTTATCCTGGCGGAAAATCGCCAGTCCTCAATACCAGTGCTTCATTAGCTCCTCCCGCTACGGGTAGGACCTTAAGTTCATTTGATGTGACTGGAGTTATGGCAGGAGACCTTCTTAATAGAAGTAAAAAGTATCCGATAGCAGCGATGAATGCAAGCATATCTGGATCTTTAAATGGGTTAATTACAGGCGGAGCTGCAGCTGCATCTGCTACTACTCCCGAAAATGCCACAATCTCAATACCTAATCCGGAAGCAACAGATTTTAGTGTTGACGGAGAAGGTAATCCAACTGGCTCAAATAATGCAACCTTAACAGGAGCTGCTGCATGGAATAAAATTTTGTCAAAAAGTATGGTTGGAAAAAACATTGGAAATACTTTTGTGGAAAATTCCTTGCAAATTATAAGAAACACAATGATCTCTTCATCACAGGCTGATGATCCATCTGATAACAATAGGGGTTCTGGCGGTTCTGGCTCTCCGGGAATAGGCGAGATGCAGAGTGCAGGAAGAAGAGATGTAGCCTTAATAGCGGAACTTACATTAGAGGAAAAGGGATGGTATCAGGAAAGGTTGACTTTATTAAGATCTAAATATGAGTCACAAATAAGTGACGATAGCTCTATGGGCGGATTTAGATTTGATATTCCAAATGAGTGGGCAGCCGATCCGAGAGATGTTTATAACGGTTCCTCGACTCATTTTCCTGATTCTAAGGTAGATAGTAGTCAAAGAATTCTGAGCGACGATCTCATACTACAATCGCCCACACTCGGAATATCAAATGCCTTTCTATCCGCAGCTTTAATAGAATTGTTAATACTTCTGCACGAAAAGAACTATTATATAACAGGTGGATTTGGCGCAGGAAGAAACCCTAATCAGCCTAAATACGTTAAGCCAGATAAATTCACCCCAGGGGATCACACTTTTGGTAGAGCTATAGATATACGAGAAGTCGGAAGAATAAATGAAGAATCCTTTAATGTTGAGACAACTAACGGCACTCCAAATCACGTTCCTGTATACGGCTCTGCCCTGGATATCTTGATAGAGGCGTTATCAGAGGTTCCACAATATTTAATCCCAGATTCAATTGTTGTTAGTGATAAATTAGACTTGGGAATTATAGATGGTCTAGAGCCAGTTACTGCAGCTATTAAATTAAATAGGCCATACTTACAGTACTTAAACTTCCATGCCGACTCTAACCACAGGGATCATATACATTTAAGTTTTAGTGGAATGAGAGCCGGAAAATATGTTGGCCCAGGTGGAGCTATGACTATTTCAGCAACAAACGTAACATCTCGTCCGTCAAACCTAAGCGGTAGTGCAGACAGCCTGGAAGGACAGATTGAAAAACAGATGCGAGGTGGTGGATATGGTGGTTCCGGATCTAGTCCTGCAGATATGTTAGATGCAAACTATTATGGCCAATGGGATTTTAGTCTTGGGCTAGAAGGGGTGTATGATGTCTTAACTCAAACCTGGTGCTCCCCAGAACTAGCAGCCTGCCTCGCTGCCGTTGCGGTTAGAGAGAGCAATTGTAGGCCTACCGGATTTTATATTGGTGATGACGATTTTATTTCTTTAGGATTTTTGCAGATCAATATGGGCGCGGGTGGCTATAAGAGATATTCTGAAACTAATAAAAAGTATGGAAGATATGATGGATTGGCTCACGGAACTAAGACATATGAATTAACAAATACAACTGGCAAAACGCAAATGCAGGGGTGGCTTATTGCTTCAGCAAACTGGAATTTGGTTTATCCTGGAGAAACAGTCCCAACTCAAGATACTTATAATAAAATGATAAATGACAAATACCATCTTTCTCTATTTTATAATGGGGGAGTTAAAAATAAGGTAATAGAAGAAATGAGGCCACTAGTTGATAGAAGGGTCTGGATACCCAGAAATCAAGCGTGGATGGCCTATACTGCGCGCACTAGTAAGCTTCCAGCCTTTGGTGATCCAAAGCTTGATGGGTATCAGTTCCAGGTATGGGGGGACGGATACAAAGATTATGGCTGGATGAATGGTGGCGTAAAGTTTCAGGACGCAGCAGATATTTATTCTGATAGAACAGGAAAAACAGCAGCAGATCTTAAGGCATGGTTAAGGAATGTATATGCGACTGATCCATCCGTCTTCTTGCCAATAGTTGCTAATTCCTCAGCTAAATATATAGAAAGATGGATGAATGGAGAAGTTTTTCCAAGAAATTATGCAAACGGAGATAGCTAGGAGAAAAAATGCCAGTTAATTACCCTAAATTTGACAAAAAAATACAAGACCAAATAGATGTAACAGAAATGCAAAAGGCCAGAAGTAGGCCCGGAGTCATTGCATCTTATGATAAGCGTCAAAACACAGCCGTTGTAATACTTGAAGACCAGTACTCCCAGAATATTGGTAATGTTATAAAAAACGTAGTTTGTCCAGTAACCAATGGTGTTCAATCTGTCGCCCCAACACCAGGAAACAGGTGCCTAGTAGGATTTCGCGACAACAATGAAGCTAAGCCATATATTATAAATTTCTACAACGATGCGGGAAATATGGGCAGCTATAGATATTACAATACTGTTAACACTGGAATACCCAATTTTATGGTCTGCTCATGAGTAAAGAGTCAATCGAAAGAGATAATTATCAGCAGCCGACTATTCCAATAGGCGCTGAAATTAGAAAGAGAAAAGAATTTTCAGAAAGAGAAGTTGGTTTAACCCACCCTGATTTGTCAAGTTTTATTAGACTTAATGATCGTGGCGACATAGAGATCTTTGCAGCACCTGGCGTAGGTATTGTTATAAGCGCAAAATCTAAATCAATTTCTTTATTTGGAGATTCTGTTAGATTTTTTACAAAAGAAGATGGCTTAAGATGGAATAGCTACAACTTTAATTACTGCGCAACTTCCTACATAGAGCCAACTCTTGTTAAAATTAATCATAAAAATATTCATTCAGCTACAAATGGCATAGCTTACTATTTAAATGGCATAGAAGAGTATGCGGATCAAGAAACTCAAACTCCCATTACTATAATAGGCGAGTTTGGTTTTGCCAGTAAGCAAGAGCAAGTTCAGCAAACATATGAGTCAGAGTATGATTTAACTGGGTTGACCGATGAGCAAATAGGGCTGCTTGAAATATATCAAACTGATCACTCAAAAGAACACATATTGCTAATGGTCGAACTAATGAAAAGTGGAAATAGTTTTGAGGAGGCGCACAGCCTCGCCTTAAAGGAAACAAATGAGTGATTTGTATTTAACGCTAAATGGAGACTTTATGTTAGATGGCAATAAAGATATTGCCCTAGCTCCCTCCTCTATGCATGAAGATGTCCAGCAAATTTACTTAAGAATAATGACTGAGCCTGGAGACTTCTATATATATCCTCAGCTTGGCGTCGACTTATCTAGGCTTTATGGCTTACCGCAAACAAAAGAAACGGCTGAGTTTGGTAAGGCATTGATAATGGCTGGCATTCAAAAGGAAGGCCTTTTTAAGGGTAGGGGTATTCAAATTAAGGCAGTACCAACTAGCAGAGATGTGATTAGATTTGATATTCATATAATATCCGATATTAATGAGCCAATAATTCTTTCTGTTAGTCAAACTTTAGGAGTATAATAATGCCAATATATGGAATAAAAAATAAAGCTGATATATTAGTTAATGTTTTAAACGGCTTACAAAAAAATGCAGGCATATCCGCTGTCTACCCCGGCTCTATAGCTAGAGCGTTTGCGGAAGCTTTCACTAGTGAAGTTTCCGATCTTTATGAGGCATTAAGATTCAACCTTACTCAAGGTGATCTAATGACAGCATCGGGTCGCAACCTTGACTTAATAGGCGATTTATATGGCATAACTAGAAGAAATATTAGCGATTATTCAAGTCAAGATCGTGAATCTTTTAATATTCAGTTTTTTATAGACAAGCCACATAGTTCCGATGTCACTATACCATCAGGCACTTTGGTTTATAATGATGTCTCTAATTTTATTACAAAACAATATACCTATAAGCTAGCTGGAGATGTAATCATAGGCAGAGGGTCCACCAGAGCTTACGGAAGAGTTGACCCTAACTTTACTGACAATGCCTATGTAGCGCCCGTAAGTACGCTTACTAAACATAATGCATTTTCTCCCGCAGGAGTAATTATATTTTGTTCAAACCCCAAAGAAGTATATTCCAACACAAGCGCAGAGTCAGACACTAATTTTAGAAGAAGAATTATAGCTTCCATAAAGGCTAAGGCACCTGGCACAGTTGAGTCCGTAAGATTTGCTGCCCTAGCTGTCAGAGGGGTTAGAGACGTTAGGATTAGAGAGGGCACGTATGGCGTTGGCTCCTGTGACGTAATAATCGTGCCAGAAACAGCTACTGATATGTCTAATCTTCCTCAAAGAGTTATGGTTGCAGTAAGTGCAGTAAAGCCAATTGGTGTTAGATTTAATGTCAGAATTGCAGAAAGAGTTAGCATCAACATAGAGGCTACCATTACTTTGCCGATGGGCTTGAGTGAAAATCTGGCTAGCGGAGTCAGAAACCAAGCATCGCTCTTTGTGAAGAGATACTTGAATTCGCTTACTGTAGGCGATATGGTTTCTATGTCAGAGATTGAAAGACAAATTAAATTATCATCAGATTATATTCGCAGCTGCTATATAAGCGCAATGCTTGCGGACGGCTCAAATATGCCACTCGTTGATTTTTCGTTAGATACAGTTAAAAAATATCCAGTAGCAGGCGCAATAAACATTAGTTCTGTTATAATGGGTGGAACAAATTATTAATTTACAAATTAATATTTAAGGATAATTGATGAAGCAGTATTTGTTACTTTTAAAAAGTGGGGACTTCAATAAGTCTGGCAACACGTGGACAAGTAGTGCTATAAACCTATACAAAAATAGCTCTTTCACCAATTATTCTTATGTCAGATCAAGGTATGGCCTCAATACAATAGGTGATAATACCTATGTTGGACTTGAGCTCACTTCCCCATCTTATAACGGCGACGTTGCAACGCCGCTATCAGACAATGCAGTATACGTAACGGATATCGGTGAAATCGTTTATGACGACGCCACACCATCTCTTTTGAGATTCATAGACACAACATCCAAGATAGACGTTCTAGCCTACAAGCATTTATTCACCAATCTTCCTGGAACAGAAGTCCCAACTTTTAATCTTCAGATGTATGAATCAGATTCGGAAGATGGTCCGTGGTTAAAGTCGATTCTGTCTTTTGATTCAAATGTCATCTTTGTTAGAGACTGCAAACCTTGGATAAAAATAGAGTTAGAAATATTCACTGAAACTTTAGATACTAGGGATTTAGGTCTTTTATTTTATTTGGAAATTGGTATACATGACCCAATTGCCCCTGTAGCGTCTGAACATGCAAGAAATATTCTAAAGAGATTCCCAACATGGACAGATATGTTTGCGGATTCAGAAAATCCAGCAACTCCGTCCTTGTTTGTCCCCAGCTCTACCGCTGGAAAATTTTTAACAGCTCTTGTCCAAGAGTCTCTTGATAACTTTGATAACGAATTAAACCTATATGACATCAACCACTATATATCAAGCGCAGATGAAAACATGCTGGCTTGGGCATATGTGTCTTACGATGTTCCTGTTAATATTCTAAAAGTTTTAGGCGATGATGTTCCGTTAATACAGATGGATAGTCTAGCTTCTTTTTATAAGTCTCAATTGACTGATTATGTATATTATTACAGTCAGACGAATAAACAAATAATATGTATGCGAGAGTTTTCATCATTAACAATCAATGATGTTGAATACGATCAGTATCCCCTGCATGTTCCAAATAACTTTGATGAGTTCGGTGCAAAAGTAGGTCTTCCCAGACTTCTGTTAGAAACTAATGCGAGATACAAAAAGAGAATTCTTGACGTAGCTTTAAACTATCCAGCAGCGCATATAGATGGATTCAAGAGAACGGTAAGAAGAGAGCTAGACATTTGGAAGGCCTATGGTGTTGAGCCAGATTCTAATTATATTGGCGCCACTCCGGATGTTATTGAAATTTCTGACATGGAAAAAACGACTCCATGGTTCACTCCTTCTGGCAAACCTTTAAAGCCATTTGTTGATTTGATTGAAAGCATAAATGAAAGATACCCGTCAAATATTGGCTACGTAAGATGGGAAGAGGGCTATTGGGATTACGGCGGAGCAGACGGAGAAGGAATATCTTCAATCCCTGCAATATACGATGTCGAAACTAGTGCATCACCACAATATTACCAACCAGGCGTTGGCGACTATGCTGACGCTAAATTAATACTGGAAGCAGAAGAAAAAGCTACAACATCTTTTTCTGGTTATGCATCCATTTCCGGTGTTTACATAGATGGGATTGAAGAGGTATATGCTCCGATAAAAGTTGATTACTCATGGTATCTTTCTTATTTAAAGAGAGTTCCAGATTATGAAGCTGGAAGAAGAAAATCTGGAGTTTCTCAAGATGTTGGAGTCGGCTTAACATACGAAATATCAATGGCCACTCACAACTTCTATGCCACACCGTCTACATTCTATGTTAATTTAAACTATCTAGATAGAGATGATTTCTATGTTGGAAATAGATTGCCACAAAATCATCCTGCTAGTCCAGAATATAATTTAATTAGAATATTCAATGATGACGGATACACGTTATCTTCTTTGCAGTTTAGAGATAAGACATATAACAATATCTACTACAATGCCTCTAGTTCTCCTAGTGTAAACACAATTAATTTTGATGATGTAGATTCTGTTAAAATAGTCTTTTCAAATGGAGGATGGAATCATATTACTCAGTCATATGATGCGTCTTTGGCTACGGCAAATTACCGTGTTGCCTTCACTAGATCTACTCCCAATACAACTTGGTACGCCAATCCATCTTATGGTCAGTCCACAGAATTGGCGTCACCAACTCAATTCTCTTACAGAGACGCTAGCATTAGAATAGGCTCAACAGTATATGAGACAAAAGTAGAAAGTTTTAATACACAAACAATTACTTCTTCTTTTTACTTGAACAATAATAATGATTTAACTGAATCTGGCACCCAAAATTATTCTATGCAAATAGATGGTTTGGTAAATAGATTAATTATTCCTCCGGAAGCAACACCGCAATACATACATATTGATAACGTTAAACCTCTTGGATTAACCTATTTTAATGGTGACACTTTAATAAGCGATATTTATGGTGGAGCAGTTATAAATCCGGATGATAATGAAAGATATCTAGTTCCTTCCTCTCCAAATATAAGCTATAAAACATATAATTCTTCAAATGTAGAAATTTCTACGCCAGAATACTTTGACTCGGCTACAATAAACTATAACGCAACCCCTTCATATTTCACTTTTGAGTCGGCAAGTAATAATTTTTATCCGATTTATTTTACAAAATACAGTTCATTTACATCTCAAACTACTCCTCAACTATTTAGTGGCTATATAGATTCTCTAGAAAATGTTTACGAAAGTACAGATGAAGCAAATAATATATTCTTTAATTCAGATGATTTTCTAAAGAAGATATCTTTATCTAAGGATTCTTTTGGGTTAGATTCAGATACCACTTATATTGTCAAGGACGCACAGTTAATATCTGAAACACAATATATTGATCCATATGTCAATAACAAAAATTCTTTGATTCTAGGTTTGACTAGCGCATTTGCAAATAACGAAAATGTTGATGTTGATGTAAGAATTACTAGAGATGTCCAAGATGTAGTTCAAAATAATCCAGCACTTCATACGGGTTGGTTATATTTAGATGAAAACGAATATTACATATACTCTAATCCTGTCACAGATTCTGCTACAGGAAGATTCTTTTCTCTGCCACTCAGTCAGTATCCTAGATCTGGCTCACCGATAATGGTGACAGTTGGTGAAGAAAATTATAGAAATATTCTTTTCGAAGACGCAGCAACGCCGGGTAATATTGTATTTAATAATACAGAAGATATTTATGGCAATGTAAGCAATGCCATTTATCTAGCATATGAAAATGTTGAAAACATTTCAGTTAAAGACTCATATACTGGAGTTGAGTTATTTAGCAATTTATCAACCTCTACAAATGAACTCAGCTGCTTCAGTGAGGCCACACCGTCGGTTTATGGAAGAAAATACACCGTCAATTACGATGTAAAAAATGCCTGGTATGTTGATAAAAATGTATACGATGAGAATACTGATAGCTATAATTCAAATATCTACTTTAGCTCCACTCCTAATGCAAGTGAAATCTACTCTATTACCTATGAGTCTTCGCTAAATGACAATACCCATTCCATAGATCTATCCTTAGTCCCATCTACCAATCCTATAGATGAAGGATTCATTTATGTGTCAAAAACAGACTACCCATTTAGTTCCGCCAAAACATTATTGTCTCCTGCAAATATATCCAATTCACAAGATGACTTGATGTATCTAACTATAATATCTTACGATGAAAATAATAATTTCAAGCCTGGTCAAACCTTCTACGTTTATGGAGATATAGTTTCAGCTACACCAGCTTATGTCACAACAAATGACAATGGAATAGGGAAAGCCATAATTAGATATTCGTATACCGGAGAAGAAGTATACGAGTCAAGCAATTTATATGTATCTGGAATTGGTTCGGCAACTCCATATGGTGGCATAAATAGCCAGAGTCAAGGTTATGTGAAATCAGTGCCATTTGGTGTAAATATATCAGATCCCAAGATCCTAAGATTAAAAGCTGCCCCATCTTCTCTGATAATCAACGCCGGCTCAGATCAGGGTATCTCCATAGTGGGACAGGTGGTTTGGGATGATCAGCCTTGGCCCAAAGTATTGCCCGTTTCCTGGAATAAAGCTAGAACGCTAAAAGATTTATTTGCAGCAACACCAGACTATACGACGTATACTTCTTCGGATGGAAAATTGGAAATAGCGAACATTGCAACTGCGCAAGACTCAGCGACTCCGGGATACTGGTTTGCTAGAGTAAATATTTCAAATGAAGAGTACGCTAAAAGCATTTTGTTGGCAGATCAAGAAATTAATGCAGGACAAGACGTTACTATATCTGGAGATGTTATTTATTGGTATGAATCCTATGATACAATTCAGTATGACCAAGAATTAAGCCCACCCTTACCTAATATTTATACTTCAAATAAACAGCAAGGTTCAGAAATCATAGCAACTCCTAACTTTGTTTATAAGCATAGCGATTCAAATACTATTGTTTATAGTAGCGCAACTCCGAATTGGAGTCCGCCAAGATGGGTGCCGTTAAGAAAGTATGACCAATATCAAATGGGAATTTTTGGCTCAACACCAAACCATATATCTGATTATGAGTTAGTTCACCCGGATCATGAGGAACAATGATGGAAAAATTTGTTAACTTGACAGATTCCAATAATGAAAAATCAATTAAGATTGGCCAGAATGCCCCAAATGATTCCGCTGTTCTAGCTTGGTTTAACGTAGATCCAATTTCTCCTGAAAAAAATGTCACAATATTTGATTTATCAGGGACTATATTGGAAAATCGCATCCCACTTTCTGGTCAATCAGAACTAATGTATGCGGACGAGTTTGGCATTTTGACAAGGCCAGATGGGTCATCTATTATTTCAAATAACAACATAAGCGTTAGCAATGTATTTGTGGATAAAATTACATCTTCACAAAAAGTTGATCCTCTGCAAGTAGATAGTGATAATTTTGCTCATCATTATTATGTCAGCAGATACTTTACTGTACTGCCAGCTGTCTTTTCTGTCATAACCTTAAATGATTATCTTGATAGCGCACGTATTTCGGAAGTTGGCATAAAGATTATAGATCAGTATGGAAAAGAATACGTAGACGAAGACACCAATAAGCCTAAGTATAAAATATTATTGGAACCATTTAAAACTGATTATAATATAAACGATTCCGAACTTCCATACAAAATTTTAGTCTTCTTAGATGCTACAACACCTGTTGGTCTAAAGTTAATTTATAATAAATTTGAAGTAGATGAAAAAGGAAAAAGACACAATCATCAGCTCAGGTATACCGAAAATATTAATTCGGTCCCAATGTTTAAGGAGCTACCAGAAGAGTCGTTTGTTATAGATCCAAATTATATTGGATCAAATATTTTTTCTATTAAAAAAGTGGACAACAGATTCGTAAACACATATGGTCAATCTAATGTAATCAAAAATGGTTATCAAGCCATAGTGCCAAGCAAGGCTATTAAGGATTATAGAACATATGAAGTATTCAATTGGAGAATAATAGGCAGGGTTAAAAGAGCTCTTAATTTAACAGAGGTAAACTTTGGTTCCAATAGAACAGTAAATTCTTGCATACTATACTCTGGCGAAACTAGCAGTTCAAACATTAATCCGTACACAATATATAGATTGCAAAATTCACCCTTTAACTTATCTAACTTTAATTTTCAAAATCCATTAGCCAATACACAAAACAAAAACACCAGTGCGTACTGGCTTACAAATATTGATACCGTCAGCACGCAAGACTTATCTCAGTACGACATTATTTTTTGGTCACCAGATTTTTCAGTTACTCCACTTCAGGCGCAAAAGATCAATGATTACATCACAAATAAGTTTGGCACTATATTCTTAGACTTAAGCAATTGCCCCAATGCTCAAAGATTGTTCTGTGGTTCACAATTGCAAATGGCCGAGTCAGTATCGGCAACCACTGCATCGATGAATGCTGATAATTATATTATAGATTCCAATAAAAATGGTGGCTGGGATATAAATGATAACATTTTTGAAAAAACTTATTATGGTATATTTGGGTCTAGATATACGAGAGATTTAAATCCTAAGACATATAAGTATTTTTCCAATACGACTTCTGGCAATAGTTTTGTTAAGGTTGGACCAACAACAGGATCTCAACAAACTATAGGTACTGCCATATCGTATTCTCCAGCTGTGGATAATTTATCTAAGGGCAATATTATAGCTACAACCTTTCCTGTGATGGAATATTGCAATAAGGTATATTCGTTGTCAGGATCAGAAATACCAGTTAATGATAACAACGAAAGTACACACGCCGGAAATATTGAAACAGAAAATGTACTGCCAGCAATCATAGAGGGGCCGTTCAAACTACTGTACAATACAATCTCTTATGCCCTTTATTCAAAGGCTAGATCGCAACAATCTTCTTCCGTCATATCTTCTTTAACTAATTTTGTTACAGACTGGAATTCATCATGGGTTATGTATAGTGACGCCCTGGATGACTCTGAGAAAAATGATTTTGAAATAACCCCAATTTCACCTTCAACATCGGTGTATGCCAGGGTTCTAACCAAGAACGCAGCATCAAGCAATACTAGTTTATTTAATTATTTTAAAGAAAAAATGTCATTAAAATTACCAGCAACACAAGTGTCAATTTTGTCAGAGATATCTGTTAATGATGTAGATTTTTTCATTGAAGTAACTAATCCTGATGTCTTAATTAAAGACGCAAATAAATTGTCGGACACTGATTTGACAAATGTCAATATACCATCTTCCTATAGTTTACATGAGATAAATGAACCAACTGGAAATACTGCGCATCCAGCAAATGCTGCAGCGTATGCATATACCGTAAAGTACTCAAGATCCCTTACTCCTATTTCTGGGATGGGACCATACGCCTTGCTAGAAAGGCCTATAAATAGTTCTTCAAGTAGACAGCTGCTAAGTGGATTTAATCCTTCTTCTGGTTTTCATTCGTATTCGTTTAGATTAAAGTCTTCTTTTGTTTCATATGAAGGAATTGATCAGCCGACAGTTTTCCAAACTAAGCTAAATGGCGAATTAACATATGATTTAATGGGCACCATAAAGAGAACTAGAACTACTGTTATTACTCCAGAGCCAGCGCTGAGAACTTTAAAGACTTCTTCTGTAAAATCAGCTATCGATGATTATGATTTACTAAGAGCTCAATCTACTTCTGAAACATCTAACGTATTCCCTTATACGGGCGACATTGAAATACATGGCGAAACAAGAATATGGAAGCAGGGATGGGATTCATCTGGTGATGGTACTGAAAGATTCTTGTCCATAGAGGATGCGCGTGCGGTAGGGGACTACCTTAGCTCTTTATACATTTCAAATTATTACCAGTTAAATCCGCCAACAATCTATGCGTCGCCAGACAGAATTGAGCAAAGAATAAACAAAATACCAACATCTGCGGAAGTAGCAGCGCAAACCATTCCACAAATGACATCTAGCTCTGATTTCAAGTCGACCAGTCTTGATTATTATAATCAGAATAGAATTCAGCTAGCTGGTCCAGGATATGAACCATTTACAATCGCTGTATGGAAATATTGGCTAAAAGATGGATCAATTGCAGGAACATCTTATGATACTGGCATTGTAACAAAAAATAGCCTAGGTCAATATAAGCTTCAAATTGGTAAAGCTAAATCAGATGGCGGCATACAAATGCTAGTTGACTACGGTACGTTAAGCCTCCAGCAACTAAAACAAAAGTTGGGTTCAAAAGTTATTATACCAGCTGAATTTTTGACGAGAACAGCAAGAACATCTTAATTAAGGAATACTATGGCTACGCATGAATACGTTAAATACATACAGTACACACTCGGTGCTGCAGGATTCTATACAAAAGCAATAGATGGAGATTATGGTTCCTCAACCGCTTCCGCAGTAAGGTCTTTCCAGATTGCAAATAATCAAAGATACATTGACGGAAAAGTTGACAGTGAAACTAAATGGTATTTGGCCAAATATTGGCTTAATTTAATTGTAACAAATAATCAATTATTTGAATCCTGGAAAACGTTTGCTTCAGAGGATATTAGAAAATATATACAAAAGGTTGAAGAGATGGGTTTGGCGCCAGATATTGGTTCTGGTAAAACCTATAGAAAAACAACATTCACCGGAGTTGCTGGGCCAAGTCTGGCTTCTGATGTAATATTTTTTGAAATACCTCAATCAGTTTTAAGTGTTGAAAAAATAATCATAGTTCCAGATCAAGACATTAGATGGAGAAATTATAAGGCTATTTCTTTTGGCTGGCATTCATCTTTTTCTACAAATATATTTGAATATCCAAACATTGAGGCGCTGGATCTATCTGCGGTATCAACCAATATAGAAATTCCAATGAACGGAAGATCTGCAGAAAGCGTAAGATATGTATGGGTAAATCTTGTTGGTGGCGGAATATACGGTTTAGGTCAGGGTGAGGGATTTGGCATTTCTGAAATCAATGTTGCAGCATTGGTGCAAGATCCAGATATAACACAGGTAGTAGATTATGAGGACCCAATTAGAATTAACGTAAAAGCTAATTTTATTACTTCTTTAAACGATGTTACTCCATCTTCTCCAGCCTTGATTAATATTTCTAATGTAGAAAGAGTTTCCGCTCAGCAAACTCAATATGTTTCATCTCTTAGTTATTCTCCAGATGGAGTGAATCAAAGAGAATTAACTTTTACCAGTGAATCTGGTGTTAATCTTAATAGTGTTGACTACTTGTTGACTGGTGAGTATGAAATAAAGATTCCTAATTTTAGAAATAATGTGGTAGCTGGAACTTTTTCTTTGCAAAATTTAACTCTATCGGATACAACAAGTCTAGGTCAAACAGTTTCTGGTTCACCAATATCGATAAGGCAAACGCAAGAAAATAATGTTATACTAGAAACATCTAGCACATTTTATGGAGATGCACTTACCAGAACCACTGAGATAGACCTTTCTTCTGGTTATAGATTAAAGAATCGCCTGGGACAAATATTTCCTGAAGGAAAAAATTCAATTAATTATGGTGATGGAATATTGCTTCTATGCGATTCTAATGGCAAGCCAATAGGGCTGCCAACACTAGCGCAAATATCAGCATCAGTGTCAAATCCTCAAACATTTTCTCAAGAAGAAAGGGATATAGCTTACGGTTATTTCTCGTTAGTTAATGAACTTCCTTCTGACGGTTTTAGATATGGTTTCTATGATTTAAGTACCCAAGAGCTATTAGGGCATTCTTTAAGTTATGTCGACTTTTATACGAGGTCATCTTTTACTAATTTTGAAAATATATACATAGCCGTTTGCGCCTTAGACTCAGATGGAGCGAATGGTGATAACGAGTTTGTTGGACAAAATAATTCAACAACATTTATTCCAACAAGAATACCATTGAAGTATTTAACTCCAATCTATTCCGTTAAGCACGGTGGCGGATCCGCTGTTCAAATAAATAACATTAGTGCCAATTTGTCAAAATTCGATGCATGGGAACTCCCAGTCTCTAATGGTTCTTTTAATAAGAAAATTAAAATAAAATCTTCAGTTCAATATACAGATTGGAAATCCATATATTCCGGACAAGAAATGTTGGCAGAATATTCTACAATGGATTTATCTGATGTCTCTTGGTCTAAGATATATGGTTATGGTTACTATGATGTCGTTAACGAAAATCCTTTAATCATAGACAGTAAATCTATTAAATTAAGAAGAACGCCAATTTTAAGTTGGAATCATAAAACAGATTACCGTCAGTCAATAGGTGGAATTGTCCGTCAAGAAGTTAACATTTATACTAGATCAACGATTGATTCTCCTTGGGTGAAGGTCGATGACTCGTTGATATCAGATGTAGATTGTGAAAATGGATTAATCAAATTCAAAAAACGAATTATACCCAGCGAAACAACACTGGTAAAAGTTGATTATTCTACAATAAACAAAAATTCTCTAGTTAGACACATTAATGGTACGCCTATACCGTTAAACCCATTTTTAAACTCTGATAGCATACAATTTGATGAGCCAATGTATGTTTACTTGACGCCTAAAAATATCTATAAAAAGAATTCACCTAATCAGTCTGATGTAAATGTATTTAGTTATGAAAAAGTAACAGAATTTCAATACAGCAATCCGGTTAATTTTACCTATAGTTCAACAATATTTGATGAAACATCAATAGACTACGATCCGTTTGCCCTGTGTGTAGCTATTATATATGTTACAAATAATCCAAATAAAGTTAAACCTAAATTATTTGACTTAAGATTAAGAGGAGGCGGAATCAAGGCTGACATTGAAAACTCAGATATAATTAACGAAGTTCCTGAAATTCTATCCCATTGGGATACTTATCCCGCAAGCGGAACATCCTATATGAACGGTGGATATGTTATAATTAGAGTGCCTGAAAATGTTAAACAAAACTTTACTTCGCCACAAGAAATATATAATATTATTAGAAATAACTTAACAGCCGGAATTGTTTTCGATTTGCAAAACATGGAAGGGGAAGATTGGTCTTAAATGATACACGCATTACCAGAAACAATTAGCTTATATTCTTCCGCTTCCAGGGCTACAGTCTCCTCTTTAATCAGAGATATGAGGCTTGAAAAAACTGACTTAAATTTCCTGGTAACTAAAATGTCAAACATGACTGTTGACCTGAATTACTCAGGCGCTAAGGTGCCAGCTTTTGCTCTTTTAACGAAAGAAGCAATGGTTGACGCATTCAGGAATGCCTACCTAAGAATGCAGAACCTTTTTAATGCAGCTAATGCTACGGGCATCGCTCTGAATTCTATTGTTGGAGTATTTAGTTCTGAAATAGAGAAAGTTGAAGAAGATTTAGATAAACTTCAAGTATTTATAGATAATTATGAATTTATTTCTGGTAAAGACGATCTATTTAACGCTAACTACATAGAAAAATTTGACAGTTTCTTTAACGACTATAGGGCAGATGGCACACAATTTCCTATTCCAGATAGAGATGGTGTTTCTTTTGGTGAGACAAACAACGCGTACATAGATCCAGTTAGTGGAACTTTAAAAATTGGTAAAGGTCAAGACGTAAAAAATATTATTAGAAATATAAAATCAATAAATATTACAAACAACTACAATAACTACGTGACAACTGATTCAAGTTTTGAGAATTTATTCAATGATAACTTTTTTGATTCATGGTCAGTAACTGTTAAGGCTCCAGCAATATTATCAGCTCAGCTAAAAGATTATATCAAATACTTTAACTATGATTATTCAAATGTTTCTGGGGCAATATCCGCAGTTGAGATAAATCTACAAAGGCCTATTAATATTGATACGATTAGATTCCAGCCAAATCAGTCAACTAACTTTAGACTTCTTCAGGCAGTTGTCTATCATAACTCTCCAGTTGACGCAAACAATATTGCGCCATCTGAGAATTACACTGTCCTCTTAAATGGCCCGGCTTTATTAAACAGAGTTTTTGATTTAAGATTCAATAAAAAATCTATTAAAAAAATTATATTTATATTTAATCAACAAGATTATGTAAAGAATAGTAGATCACCAATTAATTCAGAATTAAATTCTAAGGCTTTAGATTCTTTTGTTAAAGCTGTTATTAATGATCGAAAAGCTCGCTTTAGTAAGTTCCAAGATATTATTTATTGGTTCTTTAAAAGAAAAAGTACGGTTAAAGGTATCTCTAAAAATAAGAAAACAGATATCGACTACTATGCGTACAGATTTCCGCAAGAATTTGATAGCTATATCTATAATTTAGATGAACAAATAAAAGAATTTAATAATCTAACTATAGAAGATAAAAATGTTTTTACAAACACTCCTATTTTTGTAAATGCGATCAATACAATGTTAAATACTTTTTCTGGTAAGTATAAAATATTTGATTCAGATAAATACATTGAAGGAATAACAGCAGGATCGTCACTATTCTCTTCCGGCTTTATGCTGGGTTCCAGCAGTAATGCTAGATCAACTGGGTATCAGCAATATGATACCGGTGCTTTGGCGCCACCATTAACCTCTATAGACTCTCAGCTTTCTGTGCTAGAATCAAACCTTGGTTATGAATATAGTTTCTCCCTTAAATCTATAGAATTTATTGAAACACTCAACCAAAACACTGATAAAGCTGTCTTTGTCAGTAGAAAGATTCCTGTTAACGGACAGGTTGTCGCAGCAAAAGCTAAGCCATATTTCCTTAACAACAATGCCGGCGTCTCAAATGTTGATAGAAACATATTGGCTCCAGCATCATATGAACTATCTTTATCAAATAAACCTATCCCTTCAAGTGAATCTGATTGGATACCTATCTCTAGCCATGGCAATACTTTTGTTCAATCAGAAATATTATTTACTAACGATATAACAAGAAAAGCTCAGTTGAGATTTAAGGCCAAGAATGATTCCATAGCGCTTTATAAGGATGGTGTCTTAATTCCAAGAGTTTCCACAAACTACATTTACAGCACCACCGATAATACTATATCTATTTCGCAGGATGTATTTAATATAAATAGTAGATTTATAGTTTCTTACGATTTAGATTTTTCTGGTTCTGCCCCTGATGAAGTTGACTTCATAAAAAGAAATGTTATCCTTCAATCTTTAACAAATTATTCTTCGGAAAATAGTTCTGGAGAGATGTTTGGATCAACAGATATAAATTCTTCAGTAAAGTTAAGCTACTCACCATATGTGGATAGAGATAGTTATTCTAGAATTATTTACAATAAATCAACTGGAACTACTTTTGTTAGCAACAACGCAGGCTATTCTCCTGTGACAGTTATTCTTTCTGATGGAACTGTGGCTATTAATTTGACAAATTATTCTTTGTCTTCAGAAAAAGTATCTTTCTACTCTACGGAAGAAACTCTCTTTATACAGAGTGGCAGAAATCTTGTATTCAATAGGCCAATTAATCAGCCGTTCACAGTTTACTATCAATATATACCAAATAATTTGCGGTTTAGACTGGTTATAAGAAAGAATATTATTGATTCTTCTGACCCAATATCTGTAGATAGTGTAATTATAAAAATGAAAACTATCAATAATGATCCATATTATGAAAAACTAAATTCTTTAACATTATAAAGAGAATATTATGACACAATTATCAGCAAGCACAATGCCATACCAGCAAATGGTTCACAAAGTGGGCCAATTGATTACCGCAATAAATTCTGCTTCTCTTATTACAAAAGATGAAATAGCAGAACAGTATATAAATATATTAAATGAAATTAAGAATCAAATAGGTGCACCTTTAGCTTCCTATTCTCCCTTTATTAAAGGTGAGCCTCCCAGGTCTGAAAAGTTTAACAAATTCTTTGCAGAGTACGCCCAAGATGTCTCTGTATTATCGAAGCAAATTGACTACCTTAATGCCAAAACAATAAGTGTATTTAATTTATTTTCCAAAGAAATCGAAGGAGAAAAAAGATACTCAGAAAGAATAGCATCAAAGTGCAAGATTTTGCAAATGTATTCTCGTAGCCCATCTGATGATTTAATATATATCGGTGATTCATTTGAAAATGATGACCTTATCGACTACACAAAAATAGCAAAAGGATCCAATCCATTAATCAGAGGAGGGATTGCATCATTCGCAATAGAATCCTCTAAAAGATGGGTGCCCGATGCAATAGAGGTGGTATCGGGAAATGGGTTCATAGGAAATAGCCACCAAGTGGTTAAGGCTAATAATGATGAAAATACTTCAGAATATAAATACGTTTTTGAAAACAATAAAACATTAAATAACTTAAGAAGCATAGTCGACAATAACCCTCTTTCGTATTTTGAGTACGAAAATATTAATGTTGATAAATCAACAGCAAGACCACCATTAACGACCATTGCACAAGAGAACGAATTTAAGTTCCTAAAAACAGAAATGAATAGCTCAAATGCGAACGAGTCAAATACGATAGATTGGTCATCTCATCCGGAATCAGAACCGTTAACTCTTAAGTTAAAGTTAACATCAAATTCTGGCAGGATTGCAAATAGTATTGACATAACTCCATTTTTTGGGTCATCTAAGTACGTAGAAGTTACAGAAGTTTTAGTTTTTGCTAAAGATGGATCATCTGAAAATGTTTTAAAGAATAGCATTTTTATAGGTTCATCTTTAGTTCCGTTGAATATTGAGTTAGCGCAAAATTATTTTTACAATAAAGCGACAGTACGTTTTCCCGAAAGACAAGTTTCTAAAATAGAGATATCCTTTAGGCAACCCACATATTCTAATATTGATATTAAGCATGTTTATTGGAAGCCAAGTTCTACAAATGTGAATAATCCATTTGTTAATCTATCTAGATTTAACCCAGACGCTCTAAGTAGGGATATATATGAATCAATTAAGTATAATAAATATCAATTAATTCCAACTTTATCCAATCCAACCAAATATAAAACTACTACGCAAAATGTCGCTGACATTAATGTTGCCCTAAAAAAGAAGCCAACTTCTCTGAATGCTTATTTTATAGCAGCTTCTTTTGTAAATGAATCAGCAACTCCTGTTAATTCAACTGTTTATTTCAATAGATGGAAAGTTGTTGGTGAAGAGGCTGAATTTATTTCTGAAATAATAAAAGACGAAGACAGCTATATTACCAAGAACTACGATGCACCATCAGCTGCTCAAGAAGATTTAAACGATTTACTTGACTTATACTTTGGCGCTACCCCATATGTGGATGAAGAACTTGGCACTCTGCAGGATATATCAATTGTGCAGCAGTCATTTGTTCCTATTCAAAAAGAAATTTCTTATAGAGTTATAGTTGAGCAAGAAGAGGAATTCTACAAGGCAAAGAGATGGGCCATAGGAATTAGGGATATTGACGTTTATCGGGAAACATACATAGATGAAATGCAGGTCATATCTTTCCCGTTTAAATTTGATTACCCGGTTGAATCAGTGATGCTGGATGTCCAGGCGTCTATAGATGAAGTGCATTCTGGAAGAACTAATATTCAAACATACATATCAGCAGATCAAGGTTCTAATTGGATAGAGGTTTCTCCGGTTCAACTAGATTTTACCGGCACCCCTGAAATAGTATTTTTTAACCAATCAATACTTGATGAGTACAGATTGTCTGGAGCGTCATACTTATCTTTCCCCACAATTCCAAAAGAAGTTAAAGATATCACTGTTAAAATAGTTGCACAGAAAAAGGGTGCGTATAACTTTACGCCAAATATATATTCATATCAATTAATAGCTAAGGTAAAACGGTCATGAACATAGCGAGTGTACAAAAGTTAAAGTTTCTTAATAATGTAAATAAATTATTGTATTCCTCTGGAACTAGACCTAGTGAAATAGAAATTAGAAAATTATTTAATGATTATTTTTCTATCTATAAGTTAGGTTATCCAATACCTATGGATTATGACATTTTTACTAGAAAGAATGTTTTTGATCATGAAGATTTAAATGAGTTAATGATTAAAGCTCTATTTAATTTAGAAGTAGCTTATGATTGCACAACTGAAAATAATTACCAGATGATGTCGACAATAACTGCTCTTAATAAGAGATTAGAAAATCTTAAATCTAAACGGAGAGAGCTTGAGGCAAAAGTCGATGAGTTGATTTTTGCTATAAATAATTCTGATGGATTTTTCTATTCTTACTTAGAAAATTTTACATCAACTAAGGATATTGACCTAACTTTAACTGACGCCTTTGTTGATGTCAAGGCTGGTAATGTAACAATACCCATAATTAATTCTGGTGTATTTGACATGATAACATCATCATTAATTAGCCCGTCTAGTGTAACACTTTCTGTTGATCTAAATGGAACACAGGTCGTTAGCCCATCTGTAATTTCTGATTTGGAAAATGTTACAGATGGATTAACTGATACATACTGGTCTTATAGATATGAGTCATCACAGCTTGGAGTGGTCAGCGCGATTATAACAATCCCTGTCAATTCTAATTATGTAATATCTAAAATTGAAGGAACTTTGCTAGCTTCTTCTGGTGTAGGAATCGGAGTCTTGGCAAAGCCTCTAAACCCAGAAATGCCAGAACAAAATATAATCAAGGATTCTAGATCTGATTATGACAGATTTTCATTTAACTTAAATCCATTAAACTATTCGAGTATTACATTAATATTATTTAAAACATTCCCTGATGAAATTTTAAATAATTCTGATAAACCATATATTTATGAGTTTGGCTTAAGAGATATATATATCGGCTCAAAATATCACGATAGAAGAGCTACAATAGTTTCTTCTCCAATATCAATACCTGAAGTTGACAATGGTCTACTTTCTATAGAATCAGTTAGTCTCAGCGTTCAGCATCAGATTGGCCCAGGTTATGATATTGACTACTTTATTGCTGCAGATGTTCCTGGGTCAACTGGAGTCGATGGATTTAATTGGATAGCAATTAATCCAGAAAATTCTTTATCAACCTCAAATCCAACCATCGTAAATCTACAAACAACAAATAGAAATACTAAGCTAATTTATGATGGCGCTGGAGTGGCAGGTGGCTATGAGTTGATAGATTTGAATTCTACTTCGAATAATGTGAACGAGCTAAATCCAAGTACCAATATATATTCAGGTAAAACTGTTTATAGAATTTGCAACGTTGGAACAGATGAGATAAAGCAACCGTTTATTTTAAATGGAATTAATTCAATAAGAAACTATGCTCTATTGAGATCTTCAAATTCCAATATAACGGAGCAGTATTACAAATCCTTAAATATATGGACTCAAAAAATATCACAGTCTTCATCAGACATTACTCAAACTAGTCCTATTGAAAACCAACTTAATTCAATAAGTCCTGGATTTAATGGAATATGTTCTGGATTGCTAGAAGCAAGTGTTTCTACAGTGAGAGAAAATACAGTTATACATACGGTTACCAAGAGTAGGGAAGATTTTACTTTGGCGATATATCTAAATGATGTACTGATTGCAGACTTGCCAGCTGGAGTTTTATCTAAAGACATTGAGTGGAATTTTAAAACAGGAATAAATTACATTAAAATAACCTATGATAAAAACTTTGAGGGTCTTATCACGTTCAATATTATGTCTGGAAGAAGACTATCCGATTATGGAACCGTCTTCCTAGATTACTATTCTTACTTGGACCCTTATGAGTTCAGACAAAGAGTATCGCAGAGTAATTACGTTTTCACTGTAGATAGTGCATTTGGTGCGCAAGAAGTTTTATGTTCAAGACATTTGTCTGGCAGATCTCAAATAGTTTATTATGGAGAAAACTCAACTGCAGTTAGGGCAGTTAGATATAGGGCTGATTTATATAGGGATAAGAATCCTTTAATTTCTCCAATAATAGATAATGTAAGAATTAAATTTAGACACAACGAAGAAGGATAAAATGGCTATCAGCTATAGAAATTCTAATAAAATAAACAGGATAATTGAACCACTTTATCAAATAGATAGAGTAAAGCTCAAGTCTCCCAGAAGTAGTTTAATGGAAAATTTAGAAAGCAATTTGTTAAAGATAGATTTTTCTAGAATACTAAAACATTTGGATGAAATAGATGATTCAATCCTAGATAAGATAACATATTTTGTTGGAGATATAACAGACTATACAGAGCAGGCTAGGTTAGACGATGGTATAGCTTACGACTTTCCTGGCATACAGACATATATTGATGAAGCAAGTCCAGCATTAGAAGAACTGACAATAGATACCACTAATAAATTGAGTGGTAAATTGTCTAGATTAATTAATAAAGTTTCTAGATTAGAAAACGGTGAATGATATGGCAGATATATTAAAGACTAAAAAAAGAGATTACAAATACAATGGTCCTGTAGATAGTTCCGATTATAACGCAAGAATAGAGGAAAATTATCAGGATCTAGTTTATCTTTATAATCGGGCAAATATCATAGATGCCAAGTTGGCTACGGCTTTTGAAAGAGTTTTAAAAGATCATGTATTCCTAGCTAATGCAATACAGGACTTAAGTGATAGAGTAACAGCTTTAGAGTCTGCTTCGAATGTATTGTCAATATATTCTTTCTCGCAGCTTGACTACGCCAATTTTGTTGGCACAAGTTTTGCTGTTTCTGGAACAGAGCTATTAAGTTTTGATCCAATTTATAATATTGTAACTTTGCCAAAGGTTTCAAGCGGTTCATTCTCTAAGCTAAAATTTGGCCAATCAGGAGTAGGTCAAATAGTGCCTGATTATTTTAAGACTAGAATCGACATATCCTATGCTGGAGTTGACACTTCTGGGGCAGTTATAGACAGTACTCCAATATACAATTGCATACTGGATGCTCCAGATAAGGTTTGGAGAAGAACAGTGGTTTCAGACACCAACCCAACAACCGGGGCACAGCTGATGCTCTATGTTCAAATACCCAACGATGCGGTAGGTATATTAAAGTCTAATGTCATAAAACTAAATCCTTTCCCATCTTTTGGCTGCGAAATATATTCAATTGAATATACAACGGCAGATAATCCATCTTTGTCATCTTCAGATACTTGGATACCCCTAAATAAGAATAGCTTCTATGATTCCGTACCCTCTGCAATAGGCAAGGTTGCTCCTGGTGGGTGGTCAGTCCTTGGTTCTGATTCTATAAAAAACTCTGGTCCCCTCTGCTTCCAGTTTCCAGAGGCAAACATAACCGCCATAAGAGTAAAGATGCATCAAAAGAATTATTTAACAGAGACATCAAAATATGTATATACATATGGTTTGTCTGATCTTGATGTGAAGTATGAAAAGTATCTACAGACTGGAAAAATGATTATAAAGTATTCTGCCCCAGCTGGCGAGGTAATAGAAGAAGTGACAAATGTCTCACCAAAAATATATAACGTAGCAGAAAGCCAATTGGACGAAGCGTTTAGTTATAGGATTATATATGACGACGCCGGCACTTATAGCCTGACTAATCCCGGTGCAAATAATCATGTTTGGATAGAGGTAACTCTTAATCAGCTAGATGACAAGACTGCCCCGGTTCTTTCTGATTTAATCATTGAATATATCTAACTTAAAATTACTATAAGTATACGGATTTCTGACAAGGAGAAAATAAATGGCTACTTTTTATGTAGGACCTAGACCAGTTTTAAAGGGTAGATCATCGTCCGAGATGGTAAACCCATACACTACAATGACTGGAAAGTCTAAGGGTACTGGAACATATTCTTTCTACCCACTTTACAGCACTAGTCACGTTTTGGACGGTGCCCCTGACAATCATTTTGCACCTGGTACAGGTCAGTTCCCAGGTAATAGATTCTTGTCACAGGTGTTTAACGGAACATCACTTTATATCCACCCTCTATCTGGCACTTTCCCAGATGGCACTGGAACATACGATGGCGCAAGATTCCGACCTCTAGAATATAAGGGTCTTGCTGGCGCTCAGGCCTTCCCTTCTGATTATGGTCACGCCGGAACAAGAGTTAGAGAATATTCTCTTTACAATAATTACATCTTTGACGGCGTAACATCTGCTAATATATTTGCTGACACTGGCCATGGACCAAGAACTGAAGCCGGAGGTGCTCCGGCATCGTTTGGCTTGTTCAAGCCAAGTGAGTTCCAGGGTGTAACAAGCTCTGTTATATTCACTTCTGGTTATGGTCAAGCTAATACAACTGGAGACTATGGTCGTGAAAAAGTTCAAGAGTGGTATGGGGTCCCTTCGGCTCAAGCTCTCTGATGCTATAAGTTCCCCTTTGATTCTTGAAAAAGAAGAAAGAAAAAGTGGTACAATCGCTTGGGGAGGATTAGTATTAGGAATTATAGCGTATGACATATACGCTATAAAGTCCAAAAAGATTGAGACCTTAACTAGATCTTTTTGGAGATTAACTGAAAAACCATTAACAGGAATAATACCAGTAGGAGCGTGGTTAGGTTTAACTTTTCATCTTCTTATAGAGAAGTTGGTTCGAAAAAAGTATTCTTAACAAAGGAGTTGTATGACTAAATTATATAAAGATATTATTGAAAGAGCAGTTTGGACAGCAGTTCAGGCTTTTGTAGCTGTTTATACAGTTGGTGGTGTTGATGAGCTTAAGTCTGCTGCAACAGCTGCTGTTGCTGCTGGCATAAGCGTAATTAAAGGTTTTGCCGCCACAAAGATTGGTGACGCAGAAAGTGCAGCAACTTTGAAAGGCTGATTTAGCATTACATAACGGCTATGGCGTGATATAATATATCCGTCAGAAAGCCGATAGAGCAACGGCCCCGTCTGAAATCGACGGGGCTGTCTCTTTATACTGGCAAATATATATGTTTAAACCAATTTATGTGAGCTTATTTAGGATTGAGGATGTCTATACAAGAAGTTCAGGAAGCAATTACAAACAAGACACTGCCATTATCTGTTGCAGAAAAATATCTAAGACTATATGTTGCTGACGTTAGTTGGGAGCAGCCAATCAAGACTTTATGGACAAATTCTGTCAACAAACTTCGTAACGAAGATTTGGCTAAGGAGCATGTCAAAAAGGCAATCAGCTGTGCAACGATTTTGCCCTTTGTGGAAAAAACTGCAATACCAGATCCTCCTACCAACCTATTGTTCTGGTGCACTGGATGGGCACAATTTAACAAGCATGATTGGTTTTCCATGTATCTTGATATATTAGAGGAAGACTTAAAAGTTGTACTTCTTAGAAATCAAGCAATTGAAGTTGGCATTATAGACCCCATAGATATTTCTCCGATAACAAGACAGGCTTACAATTGGCTATATCAAAAGGCCGAAGAAAATGAAAACTGCTCAAACATTGATATGAGTGCGCTAAAGGTAAAGTTATCAAATCTAGTCAAAGCTTATGGTGGAGCAGTCATTTGCAATATATTTATTAACCATAAGTCAAATGTAGATAAAGTATTCAACTGGAGAAGTGGATACTTTTTTGAAAAACAAATACATAAGGTTTATTCAATAGACCAAATAAAGAAAATAAAATTAGCAGAATTAAATAAAACAAACAGTCAATATATTAAAAAGGTAGGAGTACAAAATGTCTGAGGGTTCATCAATGTTTACTTTTCGTTTAAGTGATGATTTTGTGGAAGCGTATAACAAATTAAAAGCACCATTTGGCTATACGGACGCTGCGGGTAATTCTGTTGGCGAAATTACGTTTCTAAGAACATATTCAAGAATGAAAGAAGATGGCACAAAAGAAACATGGGTAGATGTATGTGAAAGAGTTATCAATGGGATGTACTCCCTGCAAAAGGAGCATTGCAAGAAGAATAGACTTCCGTGGAATGACATTAAGGCTCAGTCTTCTGCAAAAGAGGCTTTTGATAGATTGTTCAATTTAAAGTGGACACCGCCAGGTAGAGGACTATGGGTCATGGGCACACCTATTGTTATGGTACAAAAGAACTCCGCTGCTTTACAGAACTGCGCTTTTGTGAGTACATCAGAAATGACCAAGTTAAATCCCGCTAAGCCGTTTGGATTTTTGATGGAGGCATCTATGTTGGGCGTTGGCGTGGGATTTGATGATAAGGGCGCAGATAAAGATTTCAACATATATGAACCAACCAAATCGATGGTTATTGACACAATTGAGGACTCTCGTGAAGGGTGGGTTAATTCTGTAGTTTCCTTGATTAACTCTTATTTAAAGCCAGATCAAAACATTTTGCAGTTTGACTACTCCTTGATTAGACCATCCGGTACTCCAATTAAAACATTTGGTGGTACAGCAGCTGGCCCAGATCCATTGATCAAACTGCATAATCATATTAGAAGAATGTTTGATGGAAGAGCTGGACAAAAGCTAACTAGAGTAGACATAGCTGACATTGGTAATACTATAGGTGTTTGTGTTGTATCTGGTAATGTTCGCAGATCCGCTGAACTTTTAATTGGTCGTTTAGATGATCAAGATTTCCTTAATTTAAAAAATTCTGATAAGTTTCCAGAAAGAAACTCTTATTCCGCCGAATCTCCAGGCTGGGGCTGGATGTCAAATAATTCCGTAGAAACATCTGTTGGTACAGATTTGTCTTCAATTGTTGACGGTATATCTAGAAACGGAGAACCTGGCGTCATATGGATGGACATGTCAAGAAAGTATGGCCGATTGGCTGATCCGCCAAATAATAAAGACCATCGTGTAGCAGGCTATAATCCATGCGCAGAGCAGTCCCTAGAGTCCTACGAGTGTTGTACGCTAGTTGAGACATATCTAAATAGACATGACTCCTTAGAAGACTTTAAGAGAACACTGAAGTTTGCCTATCTGTATGCAAAGACTGTTACCTTGCTCCCAACTCACTGGGAGGAAACAAACGCTATCATGCAAAGAAATCGCAGAATTGGCACATCTGTTTCGGGTGTCGCTAACTTTGCTGACAGATTAGGTTTGCCAGTACTAAGAGAGTGGCTTGACAATGGGTACCAGACCGTTCAGAGATATGACAATATTTATTCAGAATGGCTTGGTATACGTGAATCAATCAAGACCACAACAGTTAAGCCATCTGGCACTGTATCTATTTTAGCTGGCGAATCTCCTGGCGTACACTGGACTCCTGGTGGCAAATACTTTTTGAGAGCAATAAGATTTGCAAATGACGACCCCATGCTTCCACTGTTCCAAATGGCTAATTATAGAGTGGAATCTGCATCTGAGTCTCCAGATACTACTTCTGTTGTATTCTTCCCTATCAAGTCTGATGCACGTAGATCAGAAAAAGATGTAACAATATTTGAAAAAATGTCTTTGGCTGCAACAGCACAAAGATATTGGTCGGATAACTCTGTTTCTGTAACTATATCTTTTGACTCTGAGGAAGAAAAGCATCATGTGGGTACCGTTTTGCATATGTATGACGGTCAGCTCAAAACCGTATCATTCTTGCCTCAAGGTAACTTTGTATATCCGCAAATGCCATATACTCAAATAGAGCAAAATGACTATGATGAGTCATCAAAAAATCTATTACCAATTGATTTAGATGGAATTTATGCTGGACTTGCAGCAGATGCGATAGGCGAACAGTATTGTACAACAGATTCTTGCGAGATTAAATTTATAAAAGATAACGCAAAGGTGTAATATGTCAGAAGATCCTGATTTTGAAAAAAAGTTTTCTGAAATAATTAATTCAGAAGAGTTAAAAGATTTTTCAGAAACATATTCTAAAGATAGCCCACTAACTGTCAAGGATTTGCTTTTAATGCAGAGATCTTTAATCGATGCCTTAAGCAATATTGCTGAAATAATTGAAGACTTAAACAATGGTGAGCTAGATTTTGCACAGCCTGGTAGTGAAGAGTTTGAAAAATTGGGTTTGTTGTATAGAATGTCTGAAGACTTTAATGATTCTATAAGTGAAAATTTTGTTATTTTTACAATCGAAGATGATGAAGATGATGATGAGGATTTTGAAAATGGAGAAAACTAATAATTTGATTGAAGTACTAGACAAGGGTTATGTTAGACTTGTCGACGTTATGGGCTCAGACCTTTCAATAGTTAATGCCGCTAGAGCATCGTTTGCGAAAGAATCAACAGAAATGTCGGTATCTGATGCACGACTGCTGCATTTCCTTGCTAGAGAAAATCACATGTCACCCTTTAGACATGCGTTTGCAACGTTTGAATTCAAGGCTCCCTTAATGGTTGCTCGTCAGCACTGGAAGTATGTTGTGGGATCTGATCACACAATGGATTCGTGGAATGAGTCAAGTAGACGTTATATCACTATGGATCCAGAATTTCATATTCCCTCAAAGGATGAATGGAGATTGGCCCCAGACAATAAAAAGCAAGGGTCCGGTGGTCCAGTTGATCCTTGGACTGGAGCAATTCTGTCTCAGCAACTATTAGAATACATAGAGCAAGGAGAAGCTCATTATGTTATGGCCATAAACTCAGGAGTAGCACCAGAGCAGGCTAGACTTTTCCTCCCTGCGTACGGCATGTATGTCATATATAGATGGTCATGTAGTCTTCAATCAATAGCATTGTTTCTTTCTCAAAGACTAGCCGAAGACTCGCAAAAAGAAATACAATTATACGCTGCGGCGGTTAGGGATTTAGTTATAGATAAGTTTCCTGTTTCAATACCACTACTTGTTGGCGAGTTATGATAGCTGTAGAAATATTAAAGTTGTTAATATTTTCTTTTCTACTTAATTGGTGTATATCATTACAGATATTCCAACAATCATTAGATGGATCTAGAAGAAAAGAGAAAATTGTAGCGGTAGTTCTTGGTATTATTGCGGGCGCTATTGCTGGTGGGTTATTAGTATGGTAGTTGATTTCGTATCAAGAAAAGATTTTCAGTACATGAATTTATGTATAGAAATATCTAAAATATTTTCTACATGCGCTAAAAGAAAATACTCTGCAATACTAGTCGATGACCTTGGTCATGTTGTTGGTATGGGCTATAATGGTGGGGCCAGTGGCCTTAAGCACTGTGAAGATGGCGGGTGCCCAAGATATTTAGAGAATTCACCAAATGGTTCAATATATGATAATTGCATAGCTGTGCACGCAGAAGCTAACGCCCTTCTTCATTCAGATTATTCTGCAAGACCGAAAAAGATGTATGTCAATGGACCGCCATGCTTCTCTTGTGCAAAGCTAATTGCAAATTCAACAGTTGAAACTGTATACTATATTTCCGATACCTCGTACAGCAATTGGTGTGAGGTTAGGGAGTTTTTGAAAAAATGCTCAGTAAAAACTATAGAGGTAAAAAGTGCCAGCAGCTAAGCTAAACTATATTTTAGTCTACAAAGATCACAGCCAAGTATACGGTTGTTCTTCAAAAAAAATTGCAATAGAAAGTCCACCACCAGAGGGTTATTCTGTAGATGATAAAAATGTTTTCTTTATTACATTTGAACCAGATACAGATAGCATAAGTATACATAAAGTAAATAACCAGGAAGAAAGTAATGAGTAAGAAACAATCATATAAGAAAAAAATTAGTCTGAAATTAAATGTGGACGAAACAGCCATTGTTATTCCATATGATGTGGCTTTGCATATAGCAGAGACCTACGATTTTGTTTCCATGGAAACAGAAGAAGAGCACGTGCAATACTACAAAGATGTTGCAGACTTGGTTAGGGCACAGGCAAGTGAGAATCGCCACGAGTTTCAAGATGATGAATATGAAGAATGGTGAAAAGTTAACTTTTTTGTTGGTAATGTTTGCTATTGGCTCCGTCATTGGCAAGTCTCATTCTAGAAAAAAGCTCATAGAAAAAATTAATGAACCAAATATTGGGCAATATTTAAATAGATTAATTGAATTTTACGATTCAAATACAATAGATATAGTTGAGGATGAGTTCCTTAATTTAGTCGATTTTGGTATGAGTCCCAAAAACGCCTTCAGTGCAATCACAAATATTGAAAGAGTAAACAATGATTGATTTATGTGTAGTTAACTATAATACAAGACCATTATTGAATAGGTTTTTAGACTGCCTTCATAATGATCTTCATAACCATCCTAGAGTTTGGAATCTTTACATTGCAGATAATGATTCTACGGACGATAGTGTAGACTGGCTAAAGTATAATTATCAAAGATATAGAATTAGGAAATTCTATCAAAACTATAATATTGGTTACTCCGCCGCATGCAATCAGTTAGCAGCTGAGGGTTCATCTGACATTATCTGCTTACTGAACGCTGACGTATGGATGGATAATGAAAACTTGGTTAAAGTAGCAAATATTTTTGATGAGAATCCAGATATTCATATTCTAGGTCCTAAACAGAGAGACGAAAACGGTCTCATCACGCATGCCGGTATTATTGGCACCAATACGGCACCAAAGCATCGTGGCTGGCGTCAAAGCGATTTTAATGATGAATTATATAGAGATAGAATTAATTGCGTTACAGTATCTGGATCTGCATATTTTATTCGTCGTGAAGTATGGAATGCACTGACAAATCATCCAAAGTATCGAGAAATGTATCCTGATGCAACTGGCGCATTCCTTCCTACACCGCATTATTATGAAGAAACCTGGTGCTCTTACTTTGCTAGACATCTAGGTTATAACGTAGTCTATGATGGAAGCGTTTCTATTGGTCATAGCTGGCACAAATCATCTGCCGTAGGCGGAGAGGCTGATTCCAAATTCAAAGAAAGTCAATCAATATTTCGTAAAGCTTGCGACTATATGGGAATAGAAAGAGATTAATTTGCCACTAAAGACATATGGCTCATTATTTTCTGGTGTTGGTGGTATAGATTTAGGGTTAGATTCCGCTAAATTAGAGTGTGCATTTCAGGTTGAAATAGATGAAAACTGTCAACAAACTCTAAAATATCATTGGCCTCATGTTGCACTTTATGGAGACATAAAAAATATTAAAGGCTATGAATTGCCATTCGTTGATCTAATTGCCTTCGGTTCGCCATGTCAAGATCTATCTACTGCGGGAGGGAAAAGCGGTCTGCTTGGCAGTAAGTCAGTCTTATTCTATGAAGCTGTTAGGGTAATAAAAGAAATGAGAGAAAAATCAAATGGAGAATATCCAAAATGGACAATCTGGGAAAATGTCACAGGATCCCTGTCATCTAACTCAGGCTCAGATTTCAAGCAAGTTCTCTGGCAAATGGATGAAGCAGGGGCGCTTTTCAGCGAATGGGCAGTTTTGGATGCTAGATACTTTGGAGTGCCCCAGCGACGTAGAAGAATCTATTTGCTCTCTGTCTTTGATCCTGCAATCGCGGGAAGATGTCCTGATAAAATATTACCTATCAAAGAAAGCAGCTCAGGGAATCTTGCGAAGAATACTAAGGGAAAACAAGACGATGCCACAGAACTTGCTAGCTGCCTTAGAAGCGGTGGCCAAGGAGGAATCCCCTCAAGTAGAGGGGAAAATCTAGTATTAGAGGAGTCCTTACAAAAAGTACGTAGATTAACACCTCTTGAGTGCGAAAGACTTATGGGCTGGAACGATAACCATACAATTTATAGAGCGGACGGAAAAGAGAATTCAGATAACGCAAGATATAAAATGTGTGGCAACGGTGCAGTTAGCCCAGTTATAAAATGGATAGCAGAAAAAATAATTAACATATAAAAAAGGAATTGATATGAAAGATAAATTAAACCCCTGGATTTACAATGCAGAGGTCAAGAAGACAATTGATGGTGATACCTTCGATATTGTTATTGATCTTGGTTTTGATGTTTTGAAGAAAGGTAGAGTTCGTCTTTATGGAGTTAATACTCCAGAGAGTCGCACTTCCAATATTGAAGAAAAGAAAATGGGCTTAGCCGCAAAAGAATTTACCGATCAATGGTTGACAGCTGCAAATCATAAGGTTAAAATAGAAACTATCATTGATAAGAATGAGAAGTATGGAAGAGTTCTAGCAAAAGTATGGAATGAAGCCGGAGAGTGTCTCAATGATGCTATAATAGCTTCTGGTCTAGCCAGAGAGTACTTTGGTGTAGGCGATAAAACATTTACCGAATTCAAAAAGGACTAAAGTGCAAACATTCTTACCTTATGCTGATTTCCAGAAATCAGTAGAAGTATTAGACTACCGTAGATTGGGGAAACAACGTGTTGAAACATTTCAAGTTCTTAATATTTTACTTGAGAGAACGCCTACGAAAGGTTGGCGAAATCATCCAGTCACGTTAATGTGGACCGGCTATGAGTCTGCCTTGAAGTTGTATCAGAATATAACTATTAGAGAGTGGATTCGTAGAGGGTATAATAATAACATGTCTTATGAAGAGATAGATCCAGGCACTGTCGTTATGCCAGTTTGGTTTGGCAATGAACAGTTCCACAGATCACACAGATCAAATCTCCTTCGAAAAGATTTCAAATATTATTCACAATACTTTGATGAACCAAATGATCTAGAATATTACTGGCCAGGAGCAACATATGCCGCTTAAAATATTTTTGTCTGGAGCCATAGAAGGCGTAGAGGAGTATGGTCGTAGTTGGAGAAAATCTGCTACTGAAAAGCTTCATCTTTTTGGCTATGATATATTAGACCCCACTTTAATTGTTGATAAAGAATATGAAACTCCAGAAGAAATTGTTGAAAAAAATTTGTTTCTACAACGTAGAGCAGATATAATACTTGTCGAATATATGATAAAAGATCGCCCATATATAGGAACTGATTTTGAATTAGCTTGGGCTAAATTCAATAATCAGCCAGCAGTAGTTTTCTGCTGTGACGCAAATAAAGATAGGGTTTATTTGAAATATATGGCCACAAAGCTTGCACTATCAATGCAAGATGCGATAGAATATATCGCAGTCAATTATCCATCAAATTAACGAAAGGTAATACAATGTCAGATAATAAGTTGAAGTATTTCACAGTAACAGCAACCTCAATCGTCAAGGCTAATAATAAGACCGAGGCGGAAAAGCTTGCGATGTCGACTGGTCGTCGTCCAGTTGGAGTTGCTGGAGAGGTAATCTTCAAGGACGTTGAGATCGAGCGCATTTCGGCTGTTGAGGCCCACGATCAGCTCGTCGGCTGAGTAGTTCAGCAAACGTATTTGTTTATGCTTGAGGGGGAGAGATCCCCCTCAAGCTTCTTTTAAAGATTGGATATTTTATGATAATAGCTCAAATGATAGGCAAAAATGAATCTGATAGATTCTTAGAAAACGTTCTAGAAAGACTGTCTTCACAGGTTGATAAAATTATTTTTACTGATGACTGTTCCGATGACAACACTCCGGAAATAGCATCAAAGTATGCCGAGGTGTTTCAGAGTCCAGAGCCCTTATTCCGAGTACATGAGGGTAAGCTCAGAGCATTTGCTTGGTCAAATTTGGAAAAGTTTGCTTCTGTTGGCGACTGGATTGTTGCTATAGATTGCGACGAAATGTTATATCACGTAAATGATTTACCTATAAGAGATGTATTGGCTCAATCGCCAAATGATATTGTCAATGTTAGATTTTATCATATGTGGAACGAATCTCAGTATAGAGTAGACAAATTGTGGGCGCCTAATAATAGCTCAAGAATTTTTAGATTCCTTCCTAACGGCGGCTTTGCCGACAGACAGCTTGCTTGCGGATCGGAACCAACGTATGTCGTTGACTGGGTTCGACAAAGAAACTGGTGGCTAAACTCAGGTTTAGTTATGCAGCACTTGGGATACATAAAGGATTCAGACAAGAAAGATAAGTATTCAAGATATTCAGAAATAGATGGTGGCAAATATCATAACGGAGATCACATCAACTCAATATTGGACGAAAGCCCAGTCTTAATTGACTGGGGTACGTTTGGAATTTAATTAGGAGAAAAAATGACTTGTCTAAATCCAGCTGAATCAATAACTAATCTAACTTTAGCGTTAGAAAAACACAAAAAGTTTTCTTATATTAATGTAACTAAGTCTGCAATTATTGCACTTAGTAAGAATTCTGATAACTCTTTTCCATCTCATTTTGCAAAAAGCGTCATAGCTTCATTGAAGAACAATGATCCGATGATGATGAAGGCTATATCTCACTCGTTAGTTTCTGATATAGAAGATGGAAAGCATTATAAGATAGGCCTACATAAGAATGGTACATATTACTATTCAAATATTTTTGAATATTATTATATGAACAATAAGGATGTTTATAATTCAACCGTGAATTATTACATAAAAAACTCACCAAGTGTTGTAATCACTTTCCATGATAAAAAGCTAATACAAAAACATTTTGGCAATAGTGCCCACATAATCAACGTTGCATATACAAACTATTACGAAAAGCTAGATAACATATATGCCCAGTTGACAGAGTTTGAAGGCGGAGTAGATTACTGCATCATGGATTGCGGAGTGCTTGGTTTGGCGCTTGCTTCCAAAATTTGGGATAATCTAAATATGTCAATATTAGATTTTGGCAAAACATTAAGTTTGAGCAAGACTCCTCAAACAGTAAGTGTGGCATGAAAAAAGAATACAAAAAGCTAGAAGAAGATGACATAGAATTCCTTACTGATCTTCTTTTTGATACGTCTTTATCTGTTAGCGAAATCGCAAAGCAATTAAATGTCTCTATAGCTGAAGTTAATAAAAAAATCAATTCTCTTGGTTTATCTTGGTTAAAAAACTCTAGAAAAAAAATGTCTAGAGGCCAAACAGCTCTGACTTTAATTATGAAAAAACTCCTTCCTGGAGAAGAAATTATTAACGAATATCATATTGGTGACAAGTTAAAGTTTGATGTATTTTGTGCTAAGTATAAAATAGCGGCAGAGTATCATGGCAGACAGCATTTTTACTACACTAGTAGATTTTTTGAGTCAAAGTATGATTTTGAACAAGCTAAAAAAAGAGATGAAAAAAAAGTCCAGTATTGCCTAGATAATGGAATAGCTCTAATAGTTTTTAGGTACAATGATCTGCTAACTGAGCAGGCTGTATATGATAGAATGTTAACAGCAATAAGAGAAACTGATCATGTTTCAAAGCCAGTTCACAAGACTTCCATAAAGTCTAATCCAGCTTATCAAGAAGCAAAAAAGAAAAATTCTGAGTACAAGAAAAAACTATACAGAAAAATAAAAGGTTCAAAAATTGATGATCGCAGAAGAAGTACCTGATCTAGAAAAGTCACCGATAGAGTATCATGCGTTCTCATTATGCCTTAAGCAGCCTGGGGCTGTACAATTCTTTAATGACAATCTTCCTAGTGACATAGTAGGAATTATTCATGGAGAAAAAGGCGTACATGAGTTTTATGAAGCGTTGCTGGGATTCTATCGTGCCACGGCATTAGATGTAGTAGATCCTGTAGCATTTAAAGTTTGGCTTCAGTCAGAAACAGATATTTATAATGCTCTTGGTGGCGACACCGGACTATCAATCATGCTTGACTTTGTTCTTGGTATTGATGTTGGAAGTAAGGAGTCTGTTTTAGAGCTAATTAAGCACAAAGCAAATAAGCGAAAACAGATAAATTATCTACAAGAACTACAGATACTAATAAACAAAAAGGGCCTTAAGTCTGAAGAAGATACCTCAAGAATATCAGAGTTAACTTCAAAGATTAAAGACTTGGAAAACTCTATAAAGTACAATCCATTTGATAAGCTAACCACTGCTTCAGATATTATGTCTAGGGCGGACGATCTGCTCGATATACCAAGCTTTATGCCAACGCAATTTAAGGCTCTAAATAAAGCAATGGGTTATACTGAAGATGGTGGATTTTTTAAGGGAGCTGTTCATGCAATCATTGCTCCATCAGGAAAAGGCAAAAGTACATTTGCAAAGTGTTTGGCCAATCATTGGTTAGATACTGGTCATAGAGTTCTGTATGTAAATTTCGAAGAAGCTGTTGGCCACTGGGAAAGAATATTGATGACCCAGATTATAGGTAAGAATGTATATTCTGAAGCGGAAAAGTGGTCAGAAAAAGAAAAGCTAGATTACATATCTATTTTTAAGTCTAGATTAGAAAAATGGGGTGATCGCCTTATGGTTAGGCATGACCCTGATACCCCATATTTTGAGGATCTGGAATTTTGGCTTAGAGATTTAATAGGCCATGCAGACAAGGTTCCTGATGTTTTGATCATCGACACAATACAGTCGATGTTTACCAGAGGCAATGGAAAAGGCAAGCCACGATGGGGCGAATTTGAAGAGATGATGGTTAAGCTGGAAAAGCTAGCTAGAGATATGAATTGCGCTCTAATAATAACTGCGCAAGAAAACGCCAATCGAATGAAAGAAAGAAGAGAGGTTGTCCAGCAATCTGACACTGGTGGCTCTCTTGCTATTCAGCAAAAGTGTGCAGTAACTATCTTTATCACCGAAAAACGTTTGGCGACCCAAGATGAAACCGAAGATGAGAATATCATGCAGCTGCAGATACCAAAGAATAGAATAACTGGTTCTGCTTTTCTTTATGATCCACCATTGGTTCGTTATAATGATGAAAAGAAAATATATGAAGACTATCAAGTTGTTGATGAAAATTCATATACCGAAAGTACAGATTTACAAGATCTGCTTAATGGAGAAGGATTTGATTGATGTTAGATTTAACTACTGATTCAATAAAAGACTTTCAAACTTGTGAAAGATTATATGATTATAGGTATCAGGAAAAACTTCCAGAGACAATTTACTCTAGAGATCTTTATACATTAAAGTTTGAAAATAGTTTAAAGAGTATAATAAATTTTTTTTGGTTTAAAAAACAAGCGGGGATTACACCTTCTTATTCTTCTCTTCTAAATAGATGGGAAAAAATCTGGTTTCCAAAAGATACAACCCATTATGATCTAATGACAGAGCAGCATGAAAGTGCATACGGCAATATGTCGAGCTTAACTACACAGGCAGCAAATACTCTTCTTAATTTTCACGACACATATAGTCAACTAGACGCAATTCCAATTTCTATTGGGGATGAATACGTTGTGACTGTAGATAAAACGGTGAGAATACATGATAAATTTGATCTAATATACAGACATGCTGGACAAAATTATGTTGTTAAATTCATTTTTAATTACAAAAATAGTTATAGGCAGATCTATCAAGTTGATTTTTCTTCAATGTATTTAGCTTTTAAAAATCTTCATTCTGAAAAGCTGTCATCAACAAAGTTTGGTTATGTAGATTTAATGTCTACTAATTTAAAGTTTAATGAATACGAAATAACTGAACAGGATATTGAGTCAATTAATTATTGGTGCGCTACAATAGAAGACAAAGATGTTTTTGCACCTAGAAGAGGTTTAACGTATTATTGCAAAAAGTGCCCATTTGATACACCTTGTTCAAAATGGTCTTTCCCAAGTCAAGTAAAGTAAAGGTAAAGTGAGTATTGTATTATGGCTAAAAATTTCTTAGATGAAATTCTAAAAGAAGATAAAAAAAGTGTTTTTGAAACAGAAAACGACGTATTGAATCAACTGATAGATGAGATAAATCTAATTACTGATGACGCAATAGTTTCTTTTGTTAGGTCTGTTTTATTGAAAGCAGAAATTTTTTGGGACATTCCTTCTAGTTTTTCTGGAAAGTATCATCCAGCAGATGAGCATGGTCATGGTGGCAATGTCCTGCACACAAAAAGAGTAGTCAGAGTTGCTTGCATTTTAGCTGATTCTTATTCTTTATCAGATGATGAAAGAAATGTAATCATAGCTGCATGCTTGCTTCATGATGTAACTAAGGGTATTCCGGATTTTAATGATCCATCTTCTTTTCACTATGACCCAATGCACCCTTATACGGTGGCTAAATTTGTGCAGAACTGCCAGATGTATGATAAAGAATATGGAAATGATTCCCAGTCAACAAGTCTGTTTATAGCAGAAGAGTCTATACAGGCGATACTAAGACTAGTTAGGTGCCACCTAGGGCCATGGTCTCCGGTTCCAGAAACATATCCAATTACGTACCTAGATTATATTGTGCACATTGCTGATAATATAGCAAGTAAGATCCATACAGTTATAGAAGATAGTGAGCTTATAAATGAAAAATGGAGAAAGCAAGCTGACTAAAGATCAGCGTATTGTAAATAGAACGTTTATTTTAAATCATTTAGATGATATAATCAAAGAGTCAGTATATTACAGAACGAATGCAGACAACATCTCGGAAGAGGTTGTTGCAAAAATTAATATTTATAGCGATACCAAGGTGAAGATACTGTGAAGATGCCAGATGACCAGTCTAAATATATTTCTAACTGGAAATACTTTGAAATAGCAAAGTATGTTAAGAATTTAGATAGAGTTATTAGAATCAAGAATAACGATCTCCCAGTTCTAATAACTGATGTGGAGTTAGACAATTTTGTAAAACAAAACGATAACACAGGGTTATACACTTCAATATGGAGATATAACGACAAGAGCCTGGATTCTGCTACTAGATTAGCTTCTCTTTACTTTGATATTGATAATAAAGATCAACAAAAGTCTTTAAATGACTGCATAAAGCTTTATGAATATTTGTCTAATTTTATACCCAAACATTCTATCGTTGTTTACTTTACAGGGAAAAAGGGTTTCCACATTGAATGCGAAGCAATAGCCCTTGGTATAAACCCATCAAACAACTTACCAAATATATTTAGATTCATAGCAGAAAATATTAAATCTAAATTAGGCATTGAATCTTTAGATTTTAGCGTATATGACGCAAGAAGAATGTGGAGATTAGCTGGCAGTATACACCAGGAGACTGGTTTATATAAAAATATAATTTCTGAAGAAAGATTAAAATCCGGCCTAGAAGCAATTATAGATTATTGCAAGAGTCCCTCTGAAAACATAGTGCCAGAGCAGCAGTTCAGCGCCAAAGCCAATGAGTGGTTTAGGGGTTTTACGTACGACTTAGAAGTGCACAAGGAAAAGTCTAAAGATTTTATTGGTTACTTCAATAAGCATGGATCGTCTGCATTTAAATCATTTCAAGAATCAGAAAAAGAGTTCACCCCTAAAAGTCTAGTAGAAAATTGCCATGCCGTTAAAAGACTGTGGCAACAAGCTATAGAAAAAAAATATCTAGAACATGAAGCAAGACTATTTCTATGCTCCATCCTGACATATAACGATGAATCTGTAAAGTTTCTTCATGGCATATTAAGTAATTGCGATGATTACAACATTGAGAAAACTAATAGTCACATAAATGACTGGATCAAAAGAAGACAGCTTGGAATAGGCGGCAGACCTTACACGTGCGAAAGAGCTAATGCTGTGGGTGTTGGTTGTGGAGAATGTTCTTTGGAGAAAAGAAATAAGTGGATTAAAGTTGGGGACAAATACGTGGAAACGCAAGATCAATCTTCACCTTCTCCAGTCCGCTTTGCATATAAAAGTATAAAAAAAGGAGGTGAATAAAAATGGATAATATAAAAGATCCGGATGATGTGGTTGGTGTTTGTTCTGAGTGTAAGTCAGATCAACCAGACAGCTACATGTATAGAAGTCCTTTTGCCCAAGAGGGAAAGGCAGTGCCCTGCAAGTACTGTGGTGGCGTTGTAATAATTACCTATAGAGAAACAAGAGATCAATCTTTAAATGAGTCAGACAGAGGTAGAGGCATTTGATGAAAAACTGGACTAATCTCCATAACCATACCGTTTTCTCAATGCTAGATGGACACGGTGACATAGAAGAATATTTGACTAGAGCTAAGTCTTTGGGCATGAAAGGCTTAGCTACTACTGATCATGGAAACATTCATTCATGGCTAGACTTTTATGACGCTGGCACATCGATAGGGGTAAAGCCAATTCTCGGTTCTGAATTTTATCAAGCTAGAAAATCTAGATTTGATAGAGATGAAGAAGAAAGATCTGGCCCTTCTAAAAACGAATGGGAACAGAGAGGTCCATATCACATAACCATTTTAGCTAAAAATAAAATAGGTTATAAAAATATTATCAAAATGTCTTCTAGGTCCTTTCTTGAGGGATATTACGTAAAGCCTAGAATTGACCATGATTTAATTTCTGAACATGCGGAAGGAATAATTGTACTCTCTGGATGTTTGAATAGCGAAATCTGTCAAGCTCTACTTAGAGATGATTACAACTTTGCGCTCGCTGCCGCTAAAAAGATGCAAGATATAGTTGGCAAAGAAAATTATTTCATAGAAGTTCAAGACCATGGCTTAGGTGAACAGAGAAAAGTATTTAATCAATTAGTACAAATTGCAGAAACTATAGGTGCAAAAGTTGTTCCTAGTGGTGACTGCCATTATGTCCATAAGTGCGATGCTAGAGCGCATGACATCATGTTGTGCGTTGCAACAAACGCTAACATTCATACACCTAATAGATTTTCATTTAGTGGCGAAGAATTTTATCTACAGTCGTACGATGAAATGTCATCTAAATTTAATCCAGACTGGCTAAAAAACAGTATGGATGTTTGTGACATGGTTGATTTAAACTTAAACTTTGGGGATATCCACTTTCCCGATTTCCCTATACCAACTCTTGAAAGTTCTGTAGAATACTTTGATAGATTAGCTTGGACTGGCTTACGTGAAAGATATGGGGATCCGCTTCCTCAGCATATTATTGATAGAGCAAATCACGAAATTCGTGTTGTAAAAGAAATGGGATTCACTGAATACTTTCTTGTAGTTTCAGATCTTGTTAATTGGGCTAAAAATAATAATGTAAGAGTTGGCTGGGGAAGAGGATCTGCAGCTGGAAGTATTTTATCCTACGCATTCAAAATTACTAATTTAGACCCTATCAAGTTTGGATTGATGTTTGAACGATTCCTCGTTGAGGGTAGAAAGTCAATGCCCGACATTGACCTAGACTTTGACGATAGGTATCGTGATGAAGTTATCAATTACGCTAGAACTAAGTATGGATCTGATCATGTAGCGCATATCTGCACATTCAACAGAACAGGGGCTAGACAGTCAATTAGAGACGCTGCAAGAGCCTTAGGATATGATTTTTCTGCAGGCGATGCAGTTGCAAAACTTGTTCCTCCTCCAGTTCTTGGCGTTTCCAAGAATCTTTCTGAGTGCATGGAGGTTCAAGATTTTAAACAGCTGTATGAAAAAGATAATGACGCAAAAAGCATAGTGGATGCTGCCTTTGGTTTAGAGGGCTTAGTTCGACAAACGGGCATGCACGCAGCTGGTATTGTTATATCAAGAGATGCACTAACAGAATACTTGCCTATTATGCAAAAGGGCGCTAATAGCCCCATGGTGACACAATGGGACATGGGTAGAGTGGAGCAATGCGGCCTGTTAAAGATTGACTTCTTGGGCTTAAGAAATCTTGGCATTATAGATTCATGTGTGAAGTTAATAAAAAAACATCATGATATAGATATAGACATAGATCAAATACCACTTGATGACCATAATACTTATGAGCAGTTATGTCGTGGTAATTGTATCGGAGTTTTCCAGCTGGAATCTTCAGGAATGCGTCAATTAATGATGCAGCTTCAGCCTAAAAACATAGAAGACATAATGGCCCTAATCTCTCTTTATCGTCCGGGTCCAATGGGATCTGGAATGGATAGGGAGTATATTGACCGCAAGCATGGTCGCAGTAAGGTTAAGTACGAGCATCCTAAGTTAGAAAAGGTATTGGGCCCATCTCTTGGCATTATGTTATACCAGGAAGATGTTCTTGGAGTCGCTAGAGAGCTAGCGGGTTTTACGTCCGCTGAGGCTGATGATCTAAGAAAAGTCATCGGAAAAAAGCTTATGGACAAAATAGCTAATATGCGATCAAAATTTGTTCAAGACTGCATCAAAAATTCTGGAATAAGCGATACTTTAGCTAATAAAATATTTTCCGACATAGAATATTTTGGTGGCTATGGTTTTAACAGAGCGCACGCAGCGAGCTATGCAATGATTAGCTATATTACTGCATATCTAAAAACAAATTATACAGTGGAATATATGGCAGCTTTGATGTCTTCTGTTGTAGGGAATAAGGACAAGCAATCATTATATTTGGCAGACTGTAGAAAATTAGGCGTTAACGTTATGCCGCCGTCAATAAATTACTCTGGCATAGACTTTGAGGTATTAGATTCCAATTCTATTATTTTTGGCTTATCTGCAATTAACGGAATCGGTAACTCTATAGCAGAAAATATAGTTTCAATTAGGGATCAGTCAAAGCCATACACAAACATGCATGATTTTTTCAGAAGATGTGGGGCAACTCTTTTGAAAAAGAGCACATTGGAACATTTAGCTAAAGCTGGTGCACTTGATGAATTATTTAATATAGAGGATAACGAGTTAAATAGAATTCAAGAAATCAAACTTCTTGAGATAGAAAAAGAAGAATTAGGGATATATGTTACCGACCATCCTGTTAATGGAATATGGGACATTTTATCTAAAAAAATTGATTATGAAATATTTGACTTATCAGAACTATCTAATAATACTCAAGTAAAAATTGGTGGAATATTAAGCGATGTAAAACCCATGGTGACAAAAAAGGGAATGAAAATGTATAAGTTAATATTGGAAGATATATCTTCTGATATTGAAATTATTGTATTCCCAAAGTCATTAAAAAATTTGGGTGAAACACCTTTCTCTAAAGGTGACATATTAATAGTTAATGGTTCAGTAAATAAAGAGGGCGACGAAGAAAATTCAATAGTTAAGTTATATTATAACTCTTCTGAAAAAGTTGATTCAAAAATATTCTCCAGCGGTAAGGCAATAATATTAGAGATAGATGAAAACTTTTCTCCATCATTAATTGAAAAAATATATGGTATAATTGAATCAACAAAAGGTGATAAACCAGTATTCATGCAAATGACTAATGGTAATCACAAATATATATTTAAATTTAAGAATAATACATCATCAAAAGTTCAATCTGTTATAGAAAATATTATTAGAATGGAGAAAGAAAATGTCTAGTATTGGGCCAACAATAAATCCAGTTGAAAAATGGTGCTGGTCGTTCTGCCCCTCCTGCAATAGATGCCAGGACAAGGGTAGATATACACGCTGCAACGGATGCAGTGGAAGATATGATCCAGACCTAAAGATATCTGTTGATAACGAAGATTTTTGCGATTGTAAAAACGGCGTTTTAAGATGGAAAACAAAACAAGGAAAATTAATTCTTACAAGATTTAAATCAAACCCTTTTAAGGGTCAGGTTAGGTATGAAAAGAAAACGGAAGATGAAAGAGATTGGGATTCTTACGTAAACGATATGCGAGAAAAATTGGATGATCCAAATTGGAATCCAGTAACTATTTACGAGGAGTAAAAAATGATACCAGCAATTGTTCAAAAGGGAAACATAAAGCTAACGGAATATAGCGATCCAACGTACGGATATGAAGACAAGCTCTTTATTCAATGTACGTGTGTTGGTTTCTATCTTACGAAGAATGATCTAAAAGATTTATTAACTGTTGTTCATTACTATCTAAATGCAGATGACATTACCGAAGTTTCTGTTTCTATAGGAGGTGAAAATGTGGCCCTATGAAGAAAGTGATCACATGGAAATAGGTGAATCAGGATGGGTTTCTATTAAAAGTGGTGGCTATAAAAATATTTACAATGGACACACAATAGATGAAAATGGAAAAGAATACGATGAAAATGGATTATTGATATTTGATCCAAACGAAGAGTAATTAGGAGTTATTTTTGAGTTCAATTAAAATTAAAAGTTATAGTGATTTACAAGATCTAGAACTATTATCTTTGGTAGATTTTTCCTATTCTAGAATAGATACATATCAACAGTGTCCGGCTAAATACTTTTATTCTTATATAGCTAAAGAGCCACGGTTATTTAATCCTCCAGCTGTACTGGGCAATATAGTTCACGCTGTTCTAGAAAATGTTTTAGATAATGATAAAACGCTAGACCTAAACGAATTAGAAGAGGAATATAATAAAAATATTCCCATTTGGGACCCAGAAGATAATATACCAAAAGATTTAATATCAGTTGGATCTGTTATCCTACAGGAATTTTATGATGAATATTCTGATAAGAAATTTAATATTTATGAAAAAGAATTAGGATTTGATTTCATTATAGGGTCATATCGCATAATAGGCTTTATAGATAGGGTCGATATTGTCGGTGATAGGGTAAATATTATTGACTATAAAACTGGCAAATGGGAAGTCACCCTTAAGGATATTGCAAATAATTTACAGCTAGGCATATATGCACTGGCTATGCACAATATCTTTCCAGAGAAAGAGATATACGCCGAGCTGCACTACTTAAGATCTGGTAAAAAGAAAGGCCATCTTTTCACACCTGAAGATATTGAAAATGTAAAGTTAAAATTAATAAGTTCCATAACAAAGATTATCAATGATACAAACTTTACCGCAACATCAAATGTGCGGATCTGCTCGTACTGTGATCACGCAAAGAGTGGGGCTTGTCCAACTGGTGTTTTTAGAAACAAAAAGAGTAATGGATAAAAAAAAGACCGGGGTTTCCCCCGGCCTTTTTTTATTATTGAAACAACAATCAGAAGTCTGTTACAGGATTTTCCTCAGCAGAGAGCCAAAGGTCGAAATCCTCAAACTCAGTTACCATTTTGACAGCCGACTGGTGGTCGAAACCAAGAACCTTGGTCATGTCGTCAATGATCTCTTCGTTGATCGTCTGATTGATGCTGTTGATGATTGTCTTTAAAGTGTTCATGGTGAACAGTGTACTCTCTTTCTTTTGGATTTGCAACCTATTTTGATTTTTTTACCAAGATAGTGTATACTTTATGTATGAATTATCTTGATGCATAAAGGATACACAATGACCATACAGATTGTCAACCCAGAAGAGTTTTTTTTGGAGAAATCTTCTTTTAAAAAACATCCCAATTTGAAAAACATCAGGAACAAATCTATTGATTCTGAGATAATTGAAAACGACGCTGTAATTTCCAGGAAAAAGGGAAACGCGTATCAGTATACCAAAACTGGATACAGAAAAGATATAGACATGAATGTCCGTTCTAGCTGGGAAGCAAATTTTGTTAGAGTATTAAGAATCTATAAAATTGATTTTCAATTTGAACCTACTGTTTTTTCTTTTCCAATTAAGAGGGGAACCAAAGGATATACCCCAGACTTTCTTTTAAATAGAAATAACGATTGGGTAGAAATAAAGGGATACCTAGATGATAAGAGTAAGATAAAATTAAAAAGGTTTAAGAGATATTACCCAGATGAATTTGAAAACTTTACCTGCGTCATAAGTAAGTATTCAAACGACGCAAAGAACTTTATGAAAGATTTAGAAGTACCAAATATTATTTTCTATGAAGACTTTAGAGATTATTACAGCGAATATATAGTTTGCTGGGAAGGAAAAAAATGACAAGTTATAAAGAACAATATTATTCTTTAGCAGAAGACGAGATGCAAAAACTAATAGCAGATAGCAAAAAGGGTTCACAAAAAGCTCAAGCAGAACTGCTACAAGTCTTTAGTAACTTTTTAACAAAATATATTTCGTTACTGTATCACTGTAAGTTTAATTTAAATGATTATGATATTAGAAGGTTTATATCTTTATTCATAAAAGATCCTTCTACCCGATTCGCTTTGATGAAAAATAAAATAAAGGGCAATAACCTAAAAGTCGTAAATGAAACAATGCGGGGCATTCATTACATGACTAAAAGATATGGCGACGAAGAAGATATTCGGCAGACGGTTTACATGACGTTCTTTCAATGCCTAGGCAGGTACGAAAGAAAGGACTCAGCAAAAGGGCCGATACCGTTTAGTGGATTTTTATATAGTTACTTTTTTTATCTTCTAAAGAAAAATGTGGATACATTTTTAATTGATCAACTTGGCAGAAAGACTTTCCCGCTGCTTGATGACGAAGCAACAAGCGATGAAGGTGATGAAGATTATGTTGTTGGGTTTAAGGCTGATCCAATAGAGTACAGCATGGAAAAGCTAATGGCAACTGATAAAATAGATGAATTCTGGGTTTTGGGAGAGAAAGTAGAAGGACCATTTGATAAGCTATCTATACAAGAAAGACAGCTTTTAAAGTGGAGATACATTGATGGAAAAAGATCTAGCCAAATATCTCAAATTGTCAATGAGCATCCGAATACTGTAAGAGAGCATTTATCTAAAGTTAGAGAAAAAATTAAACAAACCCTTTTGGAAGACGAGTTCTCGTATGAAGAACTTTACTATCTATTAAAAATGGAGACTAAATGAATAGTTCAACTCTTGAAAAGCTTCAGGAAATGTTACAGCAGTTCCTTGGCCCTCAACTCAAAGAGGTTATAGACGCCTACAATGACAACGATAATTCATACAAATACTTTATCGAAATTCCGGAAACTGATGTCGTAGATTTGGGTATAGAAAAGATAGCCTCACTGGTCGCTAGAACGTCTAATGTTTACGGTAGAGCAGCTAGATTTGCGGGAATAGCTAGAGCTCAGTACAAGATATTGGAAGGGAAATATAAGAAAGTTTATAAATCAAATCGTGTAGGAAAAAACGAAGCGGAGCGAGAGGCTGCAGCTATGGACGCTGCAGAGGACGAATACTTTGCCCTAGTAACATGTGAAGCAATTGTCAATCTTGCTGAAGCCATGGAATCTGCAGCAAGAATAGCATCAGAGTCAGCTAGAAAGTTGATGGACAAAATACAGTCCATGCAAGTTGCATCATTTAGAGAAGACAAAGGCTCTTTTATGGAGTCTGATTTTTTTAGCACATACTAAAGGACAATATATGTTTATAGGTTACTATAAGAGTGTTGCTTCTTCTAAGGAGTTTTACTCGTCCAAAAGAAGTGATTTAAATTTTCCAATTCAAGTTGAATATGAAGGCGATAGATATCTGTTGAATAAAACCATACAGGTATCTTCTGAATCTCAAGAAAAAAATATTATTAACACCGCCAAGAAATACGGAATTAAATATGACATTAGAATTGACTCGGGAGCAAACAGCTGATTTAAAGTCAGAAATTGAAAACTTTTTGTTTGAAATATCTTCCCAAGACAGGGAATTATATTCTAGACAAGAGGTAGAAAATATGCTCCTTGACATATATTCTTTGCTTAAAACAAACTGAAAACGGTGTTAAATGAACATAGAAGTTTTTTGTGATGGCGCATCACGAGGCCAGGGCCAAAAAAAATTTGGAGAGGCAGCATGTGCTGTCGTGGTCTATAAAAATAGAAAAAAGATAGCACAGTTCGCTAGAGGACTCGGCCCAAGAACTAACAATGAAGCAGAGTATGAGGCTGTAATAGCCGGCCTTCTGATATGCTCTATGGCTGATTTAGTGGACCCTATTATATACACTGATTCCTCTACGGTTGCTAGTCAGATAAACGGTAAGGCTAAGTGCAGGAGTCGTTCATTAATTCCTCTGTTGATGACTATAGAGGAAATAAAAGATGAGTTTAACTTTCGTGTAGTTCAAGTAAAAAGATCTTTTGTCTGGGAGCCTGACGCACTAGCAAATACGTTTCTTGACGAATTAGAACTAAGAAAAGAACACATTTCCAAGATGTAACTGCTATAATAGATAGTATGATTTTAGATAAAAAATATTACAAAGAATATCCTTTGGTAATTGGTTTGGCTGGCAAAGCTGCTAGCGGTAAAACCTCTGTTGCTGAAAGCATAGTCCCTAAGGCGTCTGTTAATCCGGTAAGTAATTCCATAATATGGGATCACATATTCTTTACGCTACCACTCTATGAGATTGCCTCTATTAAAAGAACTACATTAGGTCTTCGTCAAAAAGATCGTCAGCTATTTGCTATTCATCAAGTTTTGTTTGATTTATTTGGCGGTAGTGCCCTAGGTAATATACCGGACTATAGGCACTTTACTGATTTAGTTGAACAGATATACGCTCTGCCAATAGAGCAAGAGCCACTAAAGCCAAGAAGCTTCCTGCAAAAAGCAGGAGATCTATGCAGACTATATGATCCCGAATGCTTCGCTAAATGGGTAATCTACAAGGCATCGAAAATGCATAGAAGTATTATATCTGCCGATTCATACGAGGAAAATGAGCTTCCTGTTGGAATTATTATTTCCGACGTTCGTTTTGTAAATGAGGCTAGCAAGATATTAGGTCATCCAAATGGAATGGTGATCTACTTTGACGCTTCAGATGAAACTAGAAATGCTAGAATGATGAAGAGAGACGGCATGCTTATGACGGAAGCTCAATCTTCTCATGTATCGGAGCAAGAATGTGACTTGGTAAAAGGTCTAGCATCTGCTATAATAAATACAGACAACATGTCGATGGAAGGTCAAGCTTCTCAGACAATACAAATAATAAACGGATATATAAACGCGTATGCCTAAAATAACCAAAACAGCAATGGAGCAATCTATAGATTCTCCCTTAGATCAGGTGGTGAACCTTTTGAGTAATGAAGTATCTTTAACAAGTTCTCCCATAGTAATATGTGGGGTAAATAGAAAAATCAATATTGGAAACTTTGAAAATATTGATGTCTATGCAGGAGTGACAATACCCTTGCATGGAGTTTCATTTGAAGATAAAGAGGCGCTTACTTCGGCAATAGAGGAGGCTGTATCCTATGGTTTTTCTCTTGCGTCAAAAGAAACTGGTGAGCGCTACATGCTGATAAAAGATTCCCAGCAGGGTAAATAATAAGCAAGTTAATTACTATAAATTCACCAATAGCAAGAAGAGGATAAAATGATTAATTTAATTAAGAAGATTTTTGGTTTGAAAAAGACTAAAACGATTACTCCTGCTGTTAGCACACCAAAGCCTGTGTTAGCAGAAGTTAAGGCTGAGCCAAAACCTTCAGTGAAGCCAGTTTCGCCCGTAAAAGATGAAACCTGCATTGACAAGAAACCAACTGCCAAAAAGCCTGGCAGACCAAAGGGGCAAGGTTCTTCTTCTGCCAAGAAGCCAGCCGCTAAAAAAGCTCCTGCTGCACAAAAACAAAATAAAAATATCTAATATTAAACATTTTAATAGCAGTAAAGACTAGTTATATAGTGGCAGAAATGTTACTATATAACTAGTCTTTTTTTATTAGTAAGGTGGTTAATTATGGCCGATAAAGGTTGGGGTAATAAAACATCCTCAGAAAAAAATTATTATAAACTACTCAAAGATTCTGTCATGAATGTTATTGATACCAAGAAAACTGGTGGTCAATATTCAAGTCATTGGACAAAAAACAATAATGGCAAGTAAGAAGAAAGCAGCTTATCAAAAAAAGATTAAGTCTGTTATGGGAGAATTCGGTAGGGGCACCTTGCATTCAGGAAAAGGTGGTCCAGTAGTTAAATCCAAAAAGCAAGCAATAGCTATTGCAATATCGTCAGCTGATAGATTGAAGAAGAAGCGTAAAAAATAATGGCTTTTAAGAAATCTATCTACATTAGTGGACCAAGAATGGGAACAAATAATCAAAAAAGTAATGGTCCAGTTCTTTCTGCTAGGCCAAAGAAAAAAAGAAAAAAGAAATAACTTTATTTTATTGATTTAGGACTAGATATGGCTCAAATTAAAAAGAAAAAAGATAAGTTTCGAGTAGCAGTTCCCGGACAGGCTGGAGAATTTCCCCCTATAGCTAATGATCATGGCGAAAGATTTATACCCAAAAAGGGTAATAAAGAAAAAAATCACATGGAAACTAAAGATAAAAAGTATCGTTCCATAAAAAAAACCGTTGGCAGAACAATTTCTAAACCCTCTGGTAAAAAGTCAAATAGCTCTAAGCGAAGGAGTAGCTAATGCCAGCTAAAAAAGATTCACGATTAACTAAAGCTGGTGTTTCTGGTTTTAACAAACCAAAGCGTACACCTAGTCATCCTACAAAATCTCACATTGTAGTAGCTAAGC